ATGATTTTTCAAGATGGAGAACACGAGGAACTGTTTAATAAGTTGTGCAAGAAAATGCCCTATCTTGACGGCTATCACTTGTCGCTTGCATATCTTTTGACAATGGATAACGTGCTTCGTGAACATATAAGCGCACTATATGATGAAAAAAAAGATGTTATTATTTTCGAGGGTTTGAATAAGCCGTTTCAGACAAGCACAAGCAGTAAAACAACACGTTTGGCATTCAACCTTTGGAGCGGTTCAGTGTATGACTCAGATCCCCCTGAAGCCTATATCGACAAGAACGGACAGAAAAAATATGTGCCGAGCAAATACTATGCTCCTGACAATATTTTTAACTGCAACTATACTCCGTACTACTTCGAAGCAATCAAGATGAGATTCGAGATTTCCATTTAAGTAATGAAGGTAATGATATGAAAGCTAAGAACTATTGTCCCGAATATGAAAAATACAAAACTATACGTCAATGGGCGCTCTTAGGACAGCTACCGAAAAAGGACGCTAAAGGCGTTGAACTTTGGGCGAATAAGAATTGCCAAGCTTCATATGTGTACTACAGCCCTGATGAGGTAGAGCCTGCAACAGAAAAAGAGTTGCAGGATTTTTTTCAGCCTGAGAGGGACAGAAAAAATAAGCTGGCAAGACTTAACCGCAAGTGGCGTAAAGAAGCCGAGGAAAAGAAACGCCAAGAGGAACAGAAGAAGATATTTGATGAAGCGGTCGAAGCCGCCTTATTGCCTTATCGAGAATTGATATGGAAATTAACTGAGAAGACCAAAGAGCTTTATCAGAAAAAAGAGTATCCACAAACAATAGTGATAGATACCGAAACCACAGGACTTGACCCTTTTCATGATGAGCTATTGCAGGTGTCTATCATTGACGAGGAGGGAAACGTTCTTTTTGACAGCTACTTCAAGCCACTCAGGCACAAAGAATGGTCAAAAGCAGAAAGCGTTAATCATATCTCGCCTAAAATGGTAGCTGACGCACCATATATAAACGAGAAAGCCGCTGAACTATATGCGATATTATCGCAGGCACATTGGATAATCGGCTATAACGTTGATTTTGATTTGAGATTTCTCATGGGAAGCGATATCATAACAGATGAGGAGTACAATGCATTTCGTACTGAAGATGTGATGATACAATTTGCTGAAATTTACGGTGAATACAGTGTGTATCATGAGGATTATAAATGGCAGAAACTCACAACAGCAGCGGCGTACTATGATTATGATTGGGCTGAGCATGAAGAAGCTCATAACAGCTTAGGTGATTGCTATGCAACTTTGTTTGTGTATCATAAAATACTTAGCGGAGAATAGCAGCCCTGAGCAATGATATCGCAAACGTGATAAACGCTCAAAGTTAAACAGCAATATTTGACATCACAAATCAATTGTGATATAATCTAGTTTGGAAAAGGAGGAAATCCATATGAAGAACACGATAAAAGCCATAGCCGCCTTGATAATCAGTGCGACAATGATAAGCATAACCGCCTGTGGCAACACAGACAACACATCATCAGCCCCTCCAAAGGCAACCACAACGGCTTCAAGCACAGAAGCTTCGGCAACTACCACAACGGAAGCCACACTGACCTCTCAGAGTGAGGAAACAACTTCCCTTTCGGCTACCACAACATCATCAACAACGTCCGCAAGCACAAGCAGTGGTAAATCTTCAACCACTACCAAGGGCGGCTCAACCACAAAATCGAACAGCCCAGCTAGTAATGGCGGCACAGTGAATAATAATCAGAGCTACAGCCACAGCACTTCAAACAACGGAAACGGCAACAACAGCTACAGCAATGACAATAACAACAGCTATCAGCCACAGCAGACGGAACGTCAGACAGAAAGACAGACAGAGCGTCAGACAACGACTAAAAAGCAGACCACCACAACGGCAAAGAAAACACAAGCCCCGAAGCCAAAGCCGACTACAACTACAACGGCTAAGCCAAAGTTTAAGCTGACACAGAATGATATAGACAGAGTGGTTAAGGAACTTCAACAATATAGTAATGAAACTTGTGACTTTGACGCTATCTTCTATACCGAGCAGGAAATGTGGGACAACATAGCCACAAGAAATCTTGACAACAGCTCATGGGGAACACCTGACACTGTTTCGCCTGATACTTATTCGTCTTATGATGAACTTTATCGCAAAGTAAAAGGACACATTGATGTTCTATATGACAGAATAGGCAAAGACCAAGCACATATAGTTGTGTATCAGCAATGGCATGGTGACGGCTCAGCTATTAACAGTGACGGCAAGCCTGCATGGGAAATATACCTCCTTTACTGATATATAAATAAAACTGAATAGAGTTTAAAAGCAATTCGATTTTCTTTCGGATTGCTTTTTTTATTGCGGAAATTCAAGTCCTATGGGCTTTTTAGATATATAAAAAATTTTTAGGAGGAAAACAAATGAAAAAGAAAAGTCTTTTCAAACGTCTGAGCAGTGTTGCACTTGCATTTCTGCTCAGCTTGTCGGCTCTTACACAAGGCATAACAGCCAGTGCGTTCTCCGACAAAAACCAAGCCACTCAGCAGTGGCTGTCAACATGGAGCTATGATTTCCGTGGCTCAGGTCTGCCAAATGGCTATGATATTGAAACAGGGAAATACAATGACACTCACTTCACTGGATACTTTGCATCAGAAGTGCCGTATTTCACAACATCTGATAACAACTACGCTTACTGCATTAACTTTGATAAGCTGCATAATAGCGGAACAGTTTCAAAGCAGCAGACACTTAATGATTACATGAAAAACGGTCATATTCCTGATGATATGCAGTATCAGATAAAAGAGTTCTGTATTTACAGTTACAAAGGCAAAACTCAGTACGGCTATTCTAAGGACACCGAACTGTGTGCGTCAAGTGTTATGTCACAGGCGGTTTCTGCACGTTTTTTTGATGAAAGCACAACAGGTCTTTCAAATAACGAAACAAAGCTTCTCAACAGCTATTACTACAATGGCAATAATGCTTCTGCTCATCACAGTGACCTTGTCGATTGCTACAAAAAGATGAAGTCTGAAATGCTTTCACACTACAATATTCCTAGTGGTACGTCAAAGGCGTCTTACGGCAAGCCGCTCGACAAAGCTTCATATCCTGCAAAATATGATGTCAAGACAGGCAAGTGGACAGCAAAGCTCAAGCTTGACAGCCTTTCACAGTTCAGCGTTTCAAAGCCGAACTCAGTGACTGTTACACACTCAGGCTCAAATATGACTATCACAGCAGACAATGAGAAAGATTTGAAAAACGTTGTTTTCACGCTCACAAAGACAAAGGGCAAGTATGTTGAACACATAGACGAGTGTTCACCTCTTATCCTTTCGGGCGGCTCTGACGTTCAGGAAATGGTGGTAAGCTGCTACGAGGACAAAGACCCTGTTAAGGCTTATCTGAAAATAACAACACCAATAGGCTCAGCCCACCTTGACAAGAGCTTCACAGATTACTTTGACAACAAGCAGACAGGCACAGCGGATATGTACAAAGCCGTTAAGTTTCAGCTTGCTTGCAAGGTCGGTGACAGCTACAAGTTTGTAAAGGCAACTGGAAAGGACGGAAGCTACAGCTTCACTGATTTGGCTTCACAGGCTACAGACCTTACGCCAAACGGCAAGGGTGATATTGATGTAACTGGTCTGCCAGAGGGCAACTATGAGTGGCGTGAGATATCAACAGCAGACGGATATATGCTTTCTTCTAAGAAAGCTATCACTGTTACCGCTGACAAGACGGCTAAAACGGAGTTCATCAACAAGGCTTCTGCTCCTGACAAGGGCAAGATAACAATTCACAAGCGTGACGCTGAAACAAGAGCTGACCTCGAGGGTGCAAAGTTTGAAGTGGCAGCAGCCGAGGATATCTACGTTGGCAATGGCTATTGTATCTATCCGAAAGGAACAGTTATCGACACCATTACCACAGACGCAGACGGCATAGCTGAAACAACAAAGGCTCTCTACAAGGGTTATAGCTACACAGTGACAGAAATTGAAGCACCAAAGGGCTATTCGATTTCTGATGAGCCTACACAGACTATCAAGCTTGTTGAACAGCAGGCGGAGTTCGTTGTGGATTTTGACAACGAGCAAAACACTATTCCTTTTGAGATAACAAAAACTGACGTGTCAACAGGCGAGCTTATCCCTGATTGCACCTTTGAAATTCTGAACGAGAATAACGAACAGGTCATTACAGGCACAACAGACGAGAACGGCATTGCACATTTTCAACTTGCCATAGGAAAGTATTTTTATCGTGAAATTTCAGCACCAGATATCTATGAAATTGATGATACTCCTTATCCTTTTGAGATAACTGAAAATGATGATATCGTCAAGGCTGAAATGACAAACAAGAAGAAAAGTGGCTCTATCAAGGTCACAAAGACAACAACAGGCAATCTCAATATCGAGGGCATTAAGTTCTTTGCAACAGGAATTTCTGATACAAACAAGGACATGAAGTTTGAAGCGACAACAAATGAAAATGGCGTAGCAATGTTCGATAAGCTTGTTATCGGCAAGTATGTCATCACAGAGGACGGATCAACAGTTCCTGCGGCTTACCTCACTGCTGATGAGCAGGAAGTCACTGTTGAATATAACACAGCCACAGAAGTCAAGGTCACTAACGAGGAAAAGACAGGCTCTATCAAGGTTCAGAAAAGGACTGAGGGACAGAGAAACGTTGAGAGTATCACTTTCTACCTCAAAGGTACATCAGACACAGGACGTGAAATAAACATTCCTGCAACTACCGATAAGGACGGCATAGCAGTTTTTGAAAATGTACCGGTAGGCACATACATGGTTATCGAGGACGAGGAAACAGTACCTTACGGCTATCTTGTTGCCGATGAAAAAGAGGTCACTGTTATCTATGCCGAAACTGTTGACGCAGAAATACTCAACAACGAGCAGACAGGCTCTATCACAATTCACAAGACAACTGAGGGTCAGAAGAACGTTGAGGGTATCACTTTCTATCTGAGAGGTACATCTGACACAGGACGTGAGATTGATATTCCTGCGATAACTGATGAGAACGGCATTGCTAAGTTTGAGAACATTCCTATTGGTACATACAAAGTTATCGAGGATAAGGAAACAGTACCATATGGATATCTTGTGGCTGACGAGAAGGAAGTCAAGGTAGAGTATGCTCAGACTATTGATGAAAATATTCTCAATAACGAGCAGACAGGAACAGTTCAAGTACACAAGAAAACAGACGGCATGACGAACATCGAGGGCATTCGTTTTATTCTTTCGGGAGTTTCCGATACTGGCAGAGAGATACGCATTGAAGCCGTCACCGACAAGGACGGACTTGCGAAGTTTGAGGGCGTTCCAGTTGGCACATACACTATCACTGAGGACGGCAGCACAGTACCTTATGGCTATCTTGTTGCCGACTCAAAACAGGTCACTGTTACTTACGCTCAGACAGTGGACGCAGATATGTTCAATGAAAAAGTTCCTGACACGCCAAACACTGGTTCTTCCGACAATGACATTGACGGAAGAACAGTTCTTGGTGGAGTGGTAGTTATACTCGCAGGAGCTGCATTTTTTATGTTCAGCAAGAAGAAGAAAGATAATTGATGCTGTCTGAAAAAAGATAGCTAAAGGGGATCAATTTATCTATAAAAGGAAAAAAGCCCCTGCAACTGGGCAGGGGCTGGGGAGGTAGAGATATGAATAGTAAATTGTATAATTATTTATTAAATGCTAATTTTATTGCATATACCATTATAAATTCTATCAAATATATTGATTATATAATCAGATGGGTTCGTACACGTTCGCAATATAAATCACATCGTTTTTTAATTCTTTATAGTGATGTAATAACATTAATAGTCATAGCAATGTGTATAGGTTTCAAAGAAGCTATTACTATAACTGGTTTCATAACATTAGTAGTGTTTAATCTATATATGCCTATTGTTAACAAAAACTTCAATGAAACACTGTCATCAATGCTGAAAAGGATATGCACAAATTTTCAAGAGTTAGTAAATAAATGTATAAGAAACAAAAGTCACTAAAAGAATTACCTGCACAAAACACATGCCAAGCAATAATTGTTTTTGTTTAGAAAAAGAAACAAGTTTGTTTGACAAACATGGAATGTGATTTTGCAATTTATTCATAATTACGTTCCATAAATAAAAAATCACGCATCCTATAAATGTGGCTATCCAAAATCCATTACTGATTGAAATAACTACATTAATCATGAATGTGGGAAACCCAAAACTAGGATTTGTATAAAATAAAATAATCCATAGGAAGTTTGTTATAAAAAAGAGTGATAACGAAACAAGCACAATAGGTCTTTTGAAATTTTTGTAAAACATCTGTATCAAAGCAAACAATATGGCTGTTGCGAATGTGATGACGAAATATGTTACTGGATGATTTCTGAAAGCAAGGTAACATACACCTAGAATAATAAACGAAATTAAGTATACTATACTGGCGTCATCATCGCTTTTTGCCAAATATTGATTGATAGTGCTTTGATTATATGTTGTGTTATTAAAACTCGTGTTATCCGAATTATTATTTACAACATTATCGTGCCCTTTCACAGTAATGCTCGTTTTACTAGGCTGTTTATTTATATCATTTTCCCTAGTTTTGCTCTTGTAACTAATAACTGCTGTTGCCAAGCCAACTAAACTTGTTATAAGTGCTAATAAAGCTGTTATAATTTGAAAATACATAAGGTTATCCTCCTGATACAATATTGTTATATAATACAACATATTATATCATAAAATAATAAAAAAAACAATGATTAATAGAAAATAAAGCACACATTTGTTCCATTGTAACACACAAAACCAGTCAAGCAAAGGAGATATTTTTTTATGGACAATAATAATCAACAGCCATTTATAGATTCCAAGCTGCTAATATTGTTGGTTTTTGCTAACTCTTTGTTGTTCGGATATCTCAAAATATATTATGAGAACAATTCAATATTAAGAGTAAAAATAGAGATTATTTGGCTACTAATTAAAGCACTTATAATTTTGCTGAATAGCAAATATATGTACAAGCTTGTGTACAATCTGACTCATGGCCAAGACATCTCCGTCAGCTTTTGGTCAATTATAAGAAATACACATCTTCTAAGTTGTATTTGCACTTTTATGGCTTTTTTACTTATGATCGGCTGAATGGTAATAAATATTTAAGAAAAGCACAATCAAATTTTATTCTTTATGATTTTCTTAAAAACAAACAAATAGATCACTAAAACAGATGGAAAGATTAAAAATAACAGTTGATATTTCCAATAATTAAAAAACAAGGGACGAACTATATCTAGGTAATTTTCATGAAATGACACAATCATCACGAGAAAACATAACATTTTAATTGCATTAACTAGCCGGTATCTAGTAACCTTTTTGTACGGTTTTAAATCAAAACACACAATGGATTTGTCATATATAGTCATATCAACATTATGTTTACGTGATATTGAAATAATTATATCACTAACGTGCAAGAAAAACCACCAGCAGAATAATAGCCATGTAATCAAGTATACAAGAACTGTCAAGCCCATAAGAATTGGATATACCCTTGCGTCCTTAAAAATTACCGGATCAAGCATTGATTTTAAATCATTGTCAAATGAACACATTAATAATGCTAACAATACAAAAATCGATAATTTATAATTGTTGTAAATATTATTTATGATATCTTTTATAACGTCCATTATAAATATGCCTCCATTCATCTATAAAGTATAGATATTATAAATTGAAAGATCAATACAATATTTTTTACAAAGTTATAAACTTACACATACATAAGTGTGTCACAGTGACACACAACTTAAAATCGCAAACCTGAGCGTGTGAAGAAATTCATACGCTCTTTTTATATAACCGAGAGGAGTAACCACAATGATTACTGAAACGCCAAAGAAATCTAAGTTTGATATCTTGGAAGAAATCATGATAGGATTTCAAGATGATTACGAAACAGACAATGCTCAGACCCATTGGGTGAAAACCTACAAAGGGCGGCGAGAGCGATTAATTCAGCTGCAAGAGGAAGAATGTGAACTACAAGCGAATGTAATTGATGACGCTCACGATCTAGGATTTGTTGAGGGCGTAAGATATGCGCTCAACATCATGGATATGACAGATACAGGCAAGAATAAAGCGCTTTTGGAGCGGCTCTTAAATATTCTTGAAAAATAAAAGAGGGGAAACTTAAATGGATAAGCACGATAAGTATGAAGCTGTAAAACAAGCATGGTTTGAAATCAATGAGCAGCTGAGGAACAATAAGCAGGAATACATTGATTATCTCAAATTTTCTGCAAAGATGTATAAGCAGCCGTATTCAGACGCTGTGCTAGTATATCAGCAGAATAGAAACGCAACAAAGATCGCTGAGTATAAGAAATGGGGACGTCTAGGGCGATATGTAAGACGTGGCTCTCACGGCGTTGCTGTTTTTGGCAAAAATCACACTTGCAGATATTTATATGACGTCACTCAGACAGGCGGCAAAGAGTTGCCTGAGATGTGGACACTTACTGACCGCAATACACCTGAGCTGCTCAATACGCTTAATAACCGATACAATATAAACGCAGGATCGGTCAAAGAATGTATCGAAGCAATGACAGCAAACAGTCTTAATTCTGCGCCTATAGCTGAGTCAGTACAAAATGCAATATCTCAAATGGGACTTGACACAAAACAGGCTGAGGTATACCGCCATGCACTGGATTCTGTGGTGCAGTTCGTTGTTTCTCAAAGATGTAATCTTTCAGGTAAAATAGATCTGCATACCGATGTTGATGTAAGCGCTCTTGACCTTATCAAAAATGCAAGAGATATGATTCTTTTCAGCAGAGCTGTTCAGCACGCTGCCAAAGACACACTGTTTGAAATTGAAAAAGAAGTTATCGCCATTGACCGCAAAAACGAAGCTCTTGACAATGCCAAAACCGCAAAGCAAGAAAGCACATCTGATAGGGTTGATGATATACTCCAAGACCTTATAAAGCTTAAGTTTTCGCAAGAACAGATACTTGCATTAAAACAGGCTGTGGTGGCGGCTGCACAAAATGGCGAGCATAACATACAGCATTGGGTAAGCATCCGATATTCGCCCGACGAGCTACAGCATATATCATCTTTAGTAGCAGACTACTACGCTCAAAGTGTCATTGAGCAAACACTCGATCCAAAGGGCATACTCAATGATTACTATACATATGTAAATGAGCTCAATGGTCGGCTGAAGCTGTCAGATATGTTCTCTCACCATGATTATAGTGATGAACAAAAAGCCATGCTGCAGCAGGGTTTTTCTGAGGGAATTTCTATTACTGTTCTTAACGAGGTCGATGAACGGCTAACTGTAGACGAGATAAAAACATTCTTTGAGATGTTTCATCAGGCAGTTGACGGACAGATAGATCCACATGATGTTCAGATATATCTTGATAAGGCTGTAATAGAGCATTCAAAGAAGAACGTTCAAGCGGTTGAAGCTCAGGATAACTCTGTTGACACAAATTCAATTGGAATTGTCAAGGGTGAAAAATCATTTGCTGAACAGGTCGATGATGTACTTGCAGGAAACGCGAACCGATACAATGACTTGAAAGTATGTGATACACCTCAAATATTGCTTGACGTTGGCTGTGAGCAACTTCCAATGTTTTATACGAAACGGCATTTGCATGACGCTCTCAAGCCGAAAGGAAATACAGGTGAAAGCATACATTACCACGGATTGAACGCAGAACAAATCAAAAAAATGCCCATGTTATTTGAAAATCCCGTGATTATATATGATTCCCTTTCGAGAAATGATAGCATAATAATCGTAACATCTGAACTTGACAACGAAAAAATGCCTATCATTGCTGCTATAAAGCCAAATGGCAAAGCTAAATATGATTTAGAATTGGTCGAATCCAACTTTGTAATGAGTTTTCATGGCAGAAACAATTTTGAAAATCAAATTAATCGTGCCGTAGAACAAAACAAAGTTCTTTATTACAACAAAGAAAAAAGCCAAGAACTGTTCAGTGTGCTTGGGCTACAATTGTCCAAGGGCTTAAACATTCTTGACTCTAATATTATTATACACCAAAGTCGCAATATTGTCAAGGGTACGCAGCAGGAAAATATTGAATACAAGAATAATTCTGTTACTCAACAGGACAAAAAAATAGAACCATCAAGAATTATAGGTTTGGCTGAAAACCAGCTACGCCCTGCTGTTCCTAATAGCTCTACAAGCAGTATAACAGACTCCTCTGGAGTTGTCAAGAGTGAAAAAACATTTGCTGAACAGATAAATGATGTTTTAAATGGCGTATTCCCAAAATACTCAAATCTAAAGGTTTGTGATACACCACAAATTCTTGTGGATATCGGCTGTGATCGGCTTCCTATGTTGTATACGCAAAGACATTTAAAAGACGCTCTACATGAAAAATCCCCGAACAATGCACATTGGCACGGCTTAACACTAGAACAGATATGTAATATCCCACATCTTTTAGAAAGCCCTGCCATAATAATGGACTCACTTTCTCCAAACAAAAGTGCTGATAAAAGTATAGTAATTTGTTTAAATAACGTTGATAATGATAATGCACCGATAATCGTAAGTGTTAAACCAAATGGGCAAGGCATTTATGAAATGGAAAATGTATCATCAAACTTTATCACAAGTATTTATGGAAAAGAAAATGGGTTTGCAAACTATGTTGAACGTGCTGCAAAATCAAATAATATTCTGTTTTGGGACAAAGAAAAAAGCCAAGCACTGTTCTCGTGTCAAAGGCTCCAATTGCCTGAGGCGATAAACAATCTTGACTCTAATATTATTATACACCAAAGTCGCAATATTGTCAAGGGTAAGCAACAAGAAAATAGTGCCGATATAAGTTCAAATGATGTTAAATCATTCACTACTTTATCCGAGCCTACGATAACCTGTGAATGGAGCGAAAGTAATTACTTTGAAGACGGCAAGACCTACAGTGTTGCAGAATTTGATACGCTCATGGAACAGGCTGACAGTGAAATGGTGGCAGGAGCAAAGGCTGCAATAGAGAAATACGGCTCAGCAAAAGCATGGTATGAAGCAGACGCTGATGACGAATTCTCACAGTTTATGGGCTATGATAAGGTCAAGTTTACTATCAATATGCCTGACGGACAAACGATCACTGAACGCCAGGACGCAGGGGACGGATACGGCGGCGTTATTGATTTTCTGAAAAGATACTCAATATACAACTCGATCGTACCTGAGCTTGAAGCTGCAAAAGCCGCACATATGGCAAACCTAGTCGATGAAGTGCCTACACCTACAAATGAAACACAGCCTGAAATAGACAAGCTTTTGGGCAGGCTTAAGCTTGATTGTGATTACTATCTGAAAACAGGTGCAGAAAAGCACTTGTGGGCAGAAACAGTTGAAAAGCAGATAGCTAAGATCAATGAGCTGTATGAGAAAATGCCTGAAAACGCCTACTTCACAAGAGAACAGATAGACGATTATGAAAAGAAAATGCTTGCGATAAAAAATGGTGAGGTCGAAAAACCTATACCATATGAAACGCCTACAATCGCTGATAATGTTCTGTCTGAAGAAAAAAAGACAACACCGCCTGTTTCTGAAAGCGTTCCTATATCTTCTACATCTGATGAACAGATATCACTCTTTGAAACGCCGCAAGAAGATATCAAAACTGAAAAGGTAGAAAAGCCAAAGAAGAATGTCAAAGCAAGCACATACCACTTTGACCCTGATAATGTTGTTGTGGGCGGAGCTGCTGCTCGTTGTGACGCAAATATAGCTGCTATTGAAACATTGCTGAAAATAGAGAGTGAAAAGCGGCTTGCGACACCTGAAGAACAGAAGATAATGGCTAGATACTCAGGTTGGGGCGGAACTGCTCAAGCTTTTGTTGCAGATAATGAGAATGTTTCTGCTGACAGTTGGGGAGCAAGGCAGACTCGCTTAAGAGAGCTTCTGACCGCTGATGAGTATGGTGCTGCAAGATCATCAACACTGACAAGCTTCTATACGCCGCCAGAAGTCATAGACAGCGTATATCTTGCTTTGGAAAGATTTCAATTTGAGGGTGGAAACATCCTAGAGCCTAGCATGGGCGTTGGAAACTTTTTTGCAAAAATGCCTGATGAAATGAGGGCAGATTCAAAACTTTACGGAGTTGAGCTTGACAGCATTTCAGGACGAATAGCCAAGCAGCTCTACCCAGAGGATAATATCCAGATAAAAGGGTTTGAAAAAACAACATTCAAGAATAACAGCTTTGACGTGGTCATAGGTAATATACCTTTTGGAGATTATGGCATTGCAGACAAAGCCTATGACAAATACCACTTCAAAATCCATGACTATTTCGCTGCAAAAGCAGTAGATAAGGTGAAGCCTGGAGGAATTGTTGCCATTGTGACTTCAAAATTCACAATGGACAAGAAAAATGATAAAACAAGAAAGTATCTTGCCGAACGCTGTGACCTTTTAGGCGCAGTAAGACTTCCCTCTGGAACGTTTAAAGATGCAGACAGCGTTACAACAGATATTATCTTTCTGAAAAAAAGAACAACAATGACCTCTGTTATTCCAAACTGGGTACACGTTTCAGAAACAGCCAACGGCATTCCTTGCAATCAGTATTTTGTGGACAATCCCGATATGGTACTTGGTACTATGGCATGGGACGAGCGTATGCGAGGAAAATATGGTGCAGACAGCAAGGTAACGACCTGCTATGCAAACAGTGACGCTCCCCTTGCACAGCAGCTCATAAATGCCATTTCAAAAATAGACGGCGTTATTGATACTGTGGAAACTGAGCTTGACAATGGGACAGCGGAGATACTCCCTGCTGATCCAACTGTCAGGAACTTCACTCATACCATTGTTGACGGAGATCTTTATTTCCGTGAAAATGAAGTAATGGTCAAGGTCACAGAAACAGGCAAATCGCTTGAACGCATGAAAGGGCTTCATACTCTAAGGCAATCAACTATGGAGCTTATCAATGCCCAGGCTGACGGCTGCACTGATGAACAGCTTGCAGAGCTTCAGAAGAAGCTCAACAGCACATATGACAATTTCAGAACAAAGTTCGGAAACATTACGGACAGCGCCAATTCACGCTGCTTTTCTAATGATGATGACTACAACACTTTAGCAGCACTTGAAGTTGTCAACGTGGAAAATAAGACAGTTGAAAAGGCTGCAATATTCACAAAGAGAACGATACTTCCAGATATTCCAGTTTCAAAAGTTGATACAGCACTAGAAGCACTTCAAGTGTCAATGGACAGATTGGGAAAGGTCGATATTCTCTATATGTCACAGCTCACAGACACTACGCCTGAAAAGGTTATTGCTGACCTTGGTGATGAAATATTCAGAGATCCTGCCAAAGTTAAAGACAATGTATATTCAGGCTATACGGAGTCATCTGAATATCTGTCAGGCAATATCCGTGATAAGCTGAGAATAGCCAGAGATCATGCGGAACATATCGACAGCAGCTACAACAAAAACGTAGAAGCTCTAATGAAAGTTGTGCCAAAAGACCTTGAAGCCAGCGAGATATCCGTAAGGATTGGCGCTAACTGGATCGATGTCGCAGATTACAACAATTTTTTAAACGAGTATGCACACGCAAACACCTATTACTACCCTGTCACAAGAACAAAGCTTGGAGAATACAAAATAGAGGGTAAAACATCTGACCGCTCAGTTGCTGCCACTGAAACATTCGGAACATCAAGAATGAACAGCTATCAGATATTTGAAAATCTTCTTAATCAGCGTGATATTTTAGTTCGTGACAGACGAGAGGAGGGCGATAAGGTATGGTACGAGATAAACACTAAAGAAACACAGCTTGCAAAAGAGAAAGCTCGACTAATGAAAGAAGCGTTCAGAAATTGGCTGTGGGAAGATATGGGCAGGCGTGAAAAATACGTTGCAAAGTACAACTATCTGTTCAATTCCATAAGGGGCAGAGAGTATGACGGCTCACATCAAACCTTTCCAGGTATGAACACATCAATAACGCTGCGGAAACATCAATCAAATGCTATAATGCGTGCAAAGCTTGGTGGAAACACGCTCTTTGCACATGAAGTTGGTGCAGGAAAAAGCTTTGAAATGGTTGCAACTGTAATGGAGAAGAAACGTCTTGGTCTTATAAACAAAGCCTGCGTAGTTGTACCAAAGCACCTTACGCTGCAAATGGCGAGTGAGTGGCTGCGGCTATATCCAAATGCAAAACTGCTTGTGGCAAAACCTGAAGACTTTACCAAAGCCAATAGAAAGCGTTTTATTGCAAGATGTGTTACTGGTGACTATGACGCCGTGATAATGTCATTTACTCAGTTTGAAAGAATACCTATGTCAGACGAGTACAAAGAGCAGTTCATGCAAAAAGAACTTCACGATATCATGAGTGCGATATCAGAAACAGGAAAGAGGGATAAGTCATCAGTAAAAGCCCTTGAACGTCAGAAGAAAAACATAGAGGAAAGGCTTGAAAAGCTGCTTTCTTCTCCAAAAGACTCGTCATTGTGTTTTGAAAAGCTCGGCTTTGACTATCTAGTGTGCGATGAAGCACATAACTATAAGAACTGTTTTGTTTCCACAAAAATGTCTAACGTGGCAGGCGTACAAACAACGGCAGCACAAAAGTCAGAGGATATGCTGATGAAGACACAATATCTCAATAATAAATATGGTTGCAACAATATACTTTTTGCCACAGGTACACCTATAAGCAATTCCATGGTGGAATTTTACGTTATGCAGCGTTATCTCAGACCAGATCTTCTTGAAAAAGCAGGATTGCAGAACTTTGATGATTGGGCAGCCACATTTGGTGAAGTTGTATCACAATTAGAGATAAAGCCTGCAGGAAACGGCTTTCAAATGAAAAATCGTTTCAGCAAATTCGTAAACATACCTGAGCTTATGCAGATGTATAAGGAATTCGCTGATATTCAAACAGCGGATATGCTGAAACTTCCTGTGCCAAAGCTTGAAACAGGCAAGCCGATAGTAATAACATCAAAGCCAGACGAACGTCAAAAAGCATACATGAAAGAGCTTGCCACACGTTCTGAAACGATACACAGCGGCACAGTTGACCCACGGCAAGACAATATGCTGAAAATAACTCATGAAGCACGCTTGCTCGGTCTTGACACTAGATGTATTTTCAAAGACGCTCAGCCTGCACCAGACAGCAAAGTGACGAAGCTTATCGATAACCTCGAAAAGAACTACAAAAACACTATGACAGAAAAAGGCGTTCAAATAGTATTCTGTGATATCGCTATCAACGAGGACGAAACACACTTCTCTGTGTACAAAGCTATAAAGCAGGCGCTTATGGAGCGTGGGATACCAGAGAAAGAGATCTGCTTTGCAGGCGACGCAAAGACAGATAAGGCAAGGGACGAAATGTTCAAAAGCCTGCGCAAAGGCGAAAAACGTTTTATCATCGCAAGCACTTCAAAGCTTGGAACTGGCGCAAATATTCAGGATAGGATCTGCGCAATTCATCACCTTGATATACCATGGAAGCCCTCTGACCTCACTCAGCAGGACGGACGTGGCATAAGACAAGGCAACAGATTTTCGCAAGTCGGAATATATCACTATCTTACAGAGGAAACCTTTGACGCATATATGATGGGCATTATAACAAACAAGGCAAAATTCATAAATCAGATCTTGACCTCAAAAAGCCCTGCAAGAGTTTCAGAAGATGTTGACGAAATGGTACTTACATACTCTGAAATGCAGGCTATAGCGAGCGGTAATCCTATGATAAAAGAGAAAATACAGCTTGACAATGATGTTGCAATGCTGAAAACCCTTGAAGCAGAACACAAGAAGTCAATTTATAAAATGCAGGAGTTGGCAGAGAAAACTTTGCCGAAGCAGATAACACATTACTCTGAACTTCTCGCAAAATCCAAGAGTGATATGTCTAAATATCAGGAACATCAGGCGTTAAACAAGGAGTTTGAAATGACAATAGGCGGTGTCAGATACGATAAGAGAGAAAATGCAGGAGAACAAATTGCCGTGGCAATGGCAAAATGTACTGCCACAGGTGAGCCTATAGAGCTTGGAACGTATCGTGGCTTTAAAATCACAATAGAACGAAATCCGTCAGCAAATACATTTTTTGAGCTTGATACGCCTTGTATCGCTGTTCTCCACGGAGAGCTTACTTATTCATGTGACGTTGCCACAGATAATGGCGTGGGAAATGTCAGAAGAATTGAAAATCTTGCAGGAATACAGATAAATCAGAAGCTGTGTTCTCTTGAAGAACAGCTTGAAAAAGCAAACAAGGATCTTTCAGAAGCTCAGCAAAATATGCTCAAACCATTTGAACATGGACAAGAATTAGCCGAAAAGACAAAACGTCTTGAATATGTCAATGCACAGCTCAGCGGAAATTCTCAGAATAAAAACCACACTCCTGAAAGTGCTATAGAATTTAGGTTTCATAACAATAAATATCAGGCATTGATCGGCACTAAAGACAAATCAGAATGGTGCGATGTAGTATCAAAGGGCGGCAAGCTCATCGCTTCATCAGATACAAAGATCTATAATCTGTCTGAAAAAGAAAGCGACCAGTTTCGCAGCTATGTTTTTAACGGTGACAAAACTGTCACAAGCAAGAATAATTCCTTACTGGAAAAACTTAAGCCAAAGGCGCTTAAATTATAAAACATTGAGAGGAGGTGAGGATATATGATAGACAGAAGATACGAATCAGGCAAAAGCTTTGTCATGTACTCTAAAGAGGAGCTTGAAGCCGCTCGGCGAACAGATATGGTCACATTTCTCGAAAGCCACGAGGGTTTCAGCTTTAAATCGTCAGGCGGTTGGTATATAGGGATAGAGCATGACAGTCTTAAGATCAATCCAGACCGCTATACCTGGCACTGGTATTCAAGAGATCTTTACGGAAAAGGTGCTATTGATTGGCTTTGCAAGGTCGATGGATACGATTTTAAAGAAGCTGTTTCTCGTCTAATAGGCAATGCCAGTATACGAGCTTCTCCTGAAATGAGAAAAGCAGTAATCAGCGAACAGCACTATCAGAAAAAAACTAAAAAGGCAGAATTTAAAGCTCCACCGCCCATGCAGGGCAAATGGCGAGAGCTTTACGCTTATCTTAACATAACGAGAAAGCTTCCAGCTGACATAATAAATTATTGTGTCAGCAATAAGCTCATATACCTCGATGTTAAAAAGCGAGCTATTTTCTGCGGCTACGATAAGTTTGGCTCAATGAAGTTTGCAGAAGCAAAGATCACAAACACATACAACAAATACTATCCTCAGAACATTGAGGGAAGTATGAAAGAGTACAGCTTTTATATCCCTGCTAAACCAAATGCGTATGGTTATGACCCTACAAAGCTTTATGTGTTTGAAGCACCCATAGACCTTTTATCTCACGGAGCTTTAATGCAGCTTTCAATGAAAAAACAGTGTGCAGCAGTTGGAATGTCTGAAATGTATCGTTCTGATTGTTGGCTTGGAATAAACAGAGTATCACTATCAGGCTGCTCTGATATAGCACTTAAACAAAGACTATCTGGTGATCCACGGATCAAACAGATAGTCTTTTGTCTTGATAATGATGAAAGAGGACGTCAAGCAACAGAAAAGCTAATGTCTGACTATTCTGCAAATTACACTGTAAAAGTGAGCATACCGCCTTACGGCAAAGATTGGAACGATACGCTGAAATTTATTGTAACGTCGAAAAACAAAAAACAAAATACGGAGGAATAATTATGAAAAAAACAATTGAGAAAATCAAAGGAAAATGCATAAAGCTTAGCGCACGAATTTTCGGAGCAATGACGGCTTGTTTTTCAACGATCGTGGCAGCTTATGCTGACGTTGAAGACACAGAAGCAGGCGGAGTATGGTCTAACATAGCAGCGTGGATAAAAAAAAATAAGGATGGTTTGTCCATTGTTGCAGAGTCACTTATTGGTTTGTGTGTTGTAGGCGTAGTTATATGCCTCAGCACAAGCGGCAAACAAGGTGTCGCTAATGTAAAAACGTGGCTCATCGCTTTAGTTTTTGCCATTATTTTGCTTGTTTTCGCAGACCAATTCTTGCAGAGTATGGGCGTGGGTTAAATCAAAAGGACACACATTTGTGTGTGTCCGTAAAAACGCTTATCTATAGTGTTTCTACGAGCATACACAAACAAAAAGCACACGAAAGGAGCATAATTTTGAAGTACATGAAAACAAAAAAGGTGTGGTATCAACTCATATTTATAGCTGCCATAGTAACAAGTGGCTTTGGAAGCTTGGAGGTATGGGCAGCCGAACGATCAGGATATACTGGCTGTTCTTCAAGTATTCTAAAAATGGTAACTGTCCGAAATCAGTTTCGTGATCTGTTACGGAATATCGAATTTAACATTCTGAGTTTTCTTGCAGATGTAATTGACTTTTTTGATAAAGCTATCAGCGCCCTGCTCAAGCTCAACTTTTTTGATTATCTGTCAGATGAATTCAGCTTTGGTAAAATGGGAACTGTCATAATAGCAGTAATGAGCCTTGCGCTCGTTTTAGGAGCTTGTGCATTAGTAGTTTACCACAATAAGATCCGTGTATCTGACTTTCTTATGAGCATACTCGTTTCATCTATACTTCTTGTGGCATTTCCTACATTTATATCTTCCTGCAACTCTCTCCGCAGCAAAGGTGTTGATGTAGCTCAAAACATTAAGATAAACGATCAATCTGAGCAAGCAAGTGTAAACAGTGACGGAACAGTTGCTATAGGAACACTCGGAAAAGATCTTTTAGCTTCAGGAATATATGACGTCGAGAACAGCGTTGACCTGAAGAAAAAAATGAATTACCTTGACACTGTAGGAAGTTCTGGAAATATAAAAGATATCGAGATAACTGGTGGTATTGCGCCTGATGATGATAAACCATGGACTACCTATTATATCACTGATGTAAATGATGTATACCCTGCCCAGAAAAAATTTAATGACCTGACAACAGAAAACATGATGTCCCTGCTCGGTCTTGAAGATGAATATAATATTCTAAAAAATGCAAACGGCGAACTTATACTTAGCGCTGATTATGGCGCAAATATGCAAGTTTACTGTTCTGTATACAGCACATCAGGCTCAATATACGGAAGCGTTCTGTCTGAAAAAGATTATGAAACATTTTTATCAGCTTCTATTGGGGACGCTTGTCCTTATGGTGCTACACTTGGAGATCTGCATTATCCAGACGGCAGCAGGATAACAAATGTCATTAACTATAATACATATCTTCGTGACCTTATAGCAAACCACCCTGCTGTAGCTGCCGCAGGCAAAACGCAGGAAGTTGGAGCAAACGCACACACTGTTGAAGAAGCGCTTGATATCATAAAAAATGATGTCATAAGAAATCTTAATATAGCTGCAAACACAAGGACTGCTAAAGAAGCAGAGCCTGTTAATGCAACATATCAAGCTTTTCCGCTCTTTGATGAAGAAGAATATGACAATCTTAATTCTTTAGAACAAGTTATAAGAAGAAATATTACTAGCGGATACACATATGACAGCTTGTACTATTATCACATAGACTTCTGGTCAACATTCGTACTTATGATAGCAGTAGCTATTTGTCTTATCTTCAGCGGAATAAAAATAGCAACTACCCTTTTTGAGATAATGTTCTCACAGCTCATAACACCTTTTATAATAGCAACTGATCTTAATGGCTCAGGACGTGCAAAAAAAGCTATACAAAATATGCTTCTCTCAAATATTGTTCTTATGATAGTTGTCATTCTCATAAGGATATATATTTCCGTTATATGGGGCGTAAAATCTTCTGATTATGGAGATAATTTTGCCGTAATGCTTATAGTCATAATCGCAGGAGCAAAATTTGTTATAGACGGACCTGAGATACTGACTAAGCTGTTCGGCATTGACGCAGGTGTTAAGTCTGGCGCAGCCACAATGATGGCTATCAACCAATCAATGCAAATGGGCAGTTATGCCACAATGGGACTCGCTCGTGCAGGAAGCAGCGTTGTACATGGTGCAAGTAATATAGCAAAGCATACCGCAAGCAGCGCAGCAGGAGCAGTAAAAGGCTTTGCAGGCGGCGTATATGGCGGTATACACGGTGGTGATACTACCCCTGGCAAGATAGGAAAAGCTATAGGCGGAGCGGCTGTTGGAACTGTAACAGGCGCTGTCGGTGGAGCTTTCGGTCATACTAATGCAGGCGCAAAGGCAGCTTATGCAGCAACAAATCCAGGCTCAATAAAAGATACATTCTCAAATGCAAAAGACAACATTGCCAATAACGTAAAAGAGTCTGTAGGAGAGGGCTTTTCATCAGGCGGCGCAGGCAGCGCTTCAAAGGGTGCTGACGGAAAAGACGGCTTAAATGGCGCTAACGGCATGAATGGAGCTAAAGGCGACAGAGGTGCGCAAGGCGCAGCAGGCAAAGACGGCACAAATGGAACTGACGCAAGAGCCGATAACAACAGCGGAAACAGCAACAATAACAGCAATAATAACGGCACATCTCAGCCTGCTCGTGGCAGTGGCTTTGACGCTCCAAAGGCTGCAGCAAGCAATAATAACAATAAACCTGACACATCAAAAGGAAATGGATTTAAGGACAAGGGAGGCAAGTAACATATGGGAGTAGTACCTAAAAAGACAAAAGCGGAACAGCGTATCTTCCGCCATATCAACCTTACAAAAATAATCGGATTGATAGTAACGCTAATGGTGTCATCACAGTTAGCCAATATCATGGTAAGTCCCAAACTAGGCATTCCATTTATCATATTCTGTAGTGTGATATTTCTCATAATGAGCGGAAAAAGCCCCTCTGATCCATGCAAAAGCTTTGCTGAAGCATGGCTTGAGTGGCTCAGTTTCCTAATGACAAATAAAACTCTGCATAAGCACCAAGGAGGAGAGATCAATGATGAGGAGATCATCGACGCCGAAAAGCACGAATAACAAGGTCAATGGTAAAGGTTTTTCAAAAAGAAAAGCACATAAGAAAGCTGCCGAAGACCAATCGAGTATAATGTCACGTCTTTCATTTGAAAGCATTGAAAATGGCATTGTGACGCTTAAGGTCAAAGGAAAATCACTTAAAATGGGTGTTCTTGCCGTATCAGGCATGGATATATTCGATCTTAACGATTATGACCGCAATACAGTTTTCAATAATTTTGCCAAGGCAACTTTATCTATAGGCACTGATCACAAATACGTTTTCACTTCAAAAACTCCGTATCTTGCTAATCAGAAAGCCTATATAAAGTATAAAATGCAGAAAAGCATTAACAGGTATTCAGAATATCTGCTCAACGAACAGCATGATATATTTGAAGATTTTGAGGTAAGCCATTATGACCGAATGGCTTACCTTTTTATTTACTCTGATGACGAGAAGAAAATATATACTGGCGCTCAGAGGTTTATAAACCACATGAGAGATGTTGATGTATCATGGTGTTCAACCGAAGAAATAATCGTTACGCTCAATAAGCTTATCTGTCTGAATACAGAAAATCAGCAGTTGTCCGAAAATGGAGATCTTAATGAAACTATCCTGCCTGAAACAATAATATTTAAGCCAAACTATTACAAGATAAATGATGTGTTTGCTCAGACAGTGGTAGTGTACGATTATGCAGCTGAGATAGATGACCTTAGACTTGCTCAGATAGTTACACAATCGAATGATACGATAGTATGGGACGTTAATGTGGCTGATAAAGAAACTGTATTAGATGAACTTAGTTCTTCCCTGCGAGAGTTAGAGTCACGAGGAGGTATAATTCAGGACGCCACAGAAAAGCTCGATACAAGCACTGAATATCAGAAGCTAGAAATGATATACCAGAACATAAAAAACGGTAATGAGCAGATATACTATGTAACACTCAGATTTATTGTAAGTGATACCGATCTAAGCTCACTGAATAAACGGACTCAGGAACTGATCCACGAGCTTGAACTCAGCGGTTTGGCGGCGTATGTTCCAACAAATATAATGCAGCATGAGTTTTTAACCACTATTGATAAAAGCAACACGATAAAAACACCTTTCCCAGTGTTTGATACCTTGTCACGTCAGTTTCCGTTTTACTATCAATCACATATAGACGATACAGGGCTTTTCTTTGGCTTCACGGAAACAGGCGGTCTTAATATTCTCAATACCTTTAAACGGACTAAAAGTCGTAATTCCTTTGACCTTTTGGCAATAGGACTTAAAGGTGGCGGTAAATCAGTAACGCTGAAATCAATGCTTGAAGATCAGCTGCTTATAGGAAATAAAGTAATGGTACTCGATATCGAAAGCGAGTATCAACCTATGGCAAAGGTCTATGACGGTCAGACTATAAAGATAAACAGCAATTCAAGAATAAATCCTCTGCAAATATGTAAAGTTGTAGACTCACGAGTTGATGATGAGATATCCCCAGAGGACGAAGCAAGAGAAAATTTTGCTTCTGAAATGTCAAGAATACGCACATTTATGTCAATGTATATACCAGAAATAGATATGTACACTATGGAAATCTTCATGGATCTTGTAACTGAATGTCTGTCGGACAAGGGTATTTTCCCTGAAACAGATGTTACATATCTTGATCCGAAACAGTTTCCGTCTTTTACAGATGTAAACAACAAGCTTCACGAAAAGCTCAGCAACAGGACAGGTATGCCAGAAAGAAAATATGAAGCATACAGCAACATTCAGGTGTATATAAAACAGCTTTGCGGTAAAGGTGCATATGCAGGAATGTTTGACGGAGCGACTAATGTTGATGTAAAAAACAATGACCTGATAATCTTTGATGTTAAGAGCATAAGTGAAATGGCTGAGAATGTATACAACGCTCAGCTTTTTAATATTCTCACTATTATGTGGTCAACGATATGCAAAAACATAGGCTACAATCAAAATCTTATCAATCCTTGGGATAAAAGAAATGTTGTGTGTCTTATTGACGAAGCTCACAGATTTATCTCAGTGAAATATCCACAGGTAACAGAGTTTATTGAAAAACTTGTTCGCCGCACAAGAAAATATTTTGCAGGATTATGGTTTGCAACTCAATCAATATTAGACTTTATTCCTGACGGAAATATCACAGCAGCAGGCTCTATAAAAGTCATTTTCTCTCTTGTTCAATACCGATTGGTGCTTAAACAATCGCCTGAAAGCATTGAGATATTGCACCAAGCCTTTCCGCAATTCTCATATGCCGAGCTTAAAGAAAGCACAGCATTTGAGCCTGGTCAAATGCTTTTGTCATTAGGAGCAGGCAGGGACAAGCTGCATTGCAGAAGAATCGTTGGCGCAAGACAGCTCCTCTATATGGGCAATGCAGAGGACAGAATAGAGATAATCCACAACTGTTTTTCTCACTATTACAACGAATATTCTAAGCAGGAATATGGACTTATGTTAAGAAAAATGGATGCTGATTATTTCAGGAAATGCTTCCTTGCAGAAACATATTCCTACCTTAGAATGGAGCAAAACATAAGTCATTATATTGACGCAGTTATAGTTCAAATGGTGGATAATCTTATCAAAGAACTTCTTCAGGCTGCAGGAACGGAGGCGGCACGATGAAAGTAGTAAGTCCTAAAAGCAGCAGTAAAATATATATAATATTTACTGTTGTGACAGTGTTGTTAGCAGCATTTTTTCTTACGTCGAACAGATGGATGCAATCAATTACATACAAAAGCAAAAGCAATAATTATAATCAGACGCTAACTCTTAATTGCTACAATATAAAGATAACAGACGCTTCTTACCACGATAATATTTGCGAATTTGTTTTAAAATGCCGCCTTTCTAGCAGTGATACTAGGGCAACATATCCCGAAATTAAGACGATAAGATTTGATGATGATCTAACAGAGTATAAGTTCACAGTCAGCGAAAAATATGATGATTATTCAAGAAAAGTAACAGTGAAAGATCCTCCGTCCGACTTCAAGATAATGCGTGTTGTTGTCAGATCTGCTCTGCCAGATACAAAATATGCAGACGCATATGATGAATTTGGAGAGAAGATACCTGCACACACTGAGAAAGGAAAAGGGTACATTAGAACGATAACTATTGACCGAAAAGATATGCAGAAAAGTGCAATAAAAATCGTCCCAGGCAATACTGAAAGCCGTACACAAACGAGTACAGCAAGCAGTATTTCAAGCACAACAAAGCCAAAAACCACAACAGCACAAGCTGCCGCTGTGACTACAAAGGCTACATCACAAACAACACATAACGTCAGCGAAAAGGCGGCAGAAGAGTCACAAACAAGCACAACTACTTCAACCAAACATCAAGCTGCAACAGCAGAAAACAACACAAGACCGCAGGAGACAAGACGATATGATGAGCCTGCATATGCCCCAGAACAGACTACTGGCGCAATACATAATGAGCCTGCTCAAACACTTGCTCCATCTGCAAAGCCGACAGAGCAAGTAACAACTACAACAACGCAGCCTAGAGTCTATTCTATAAAGCTTGCTACAGATTTTGAGTATAATGACGTTCAGCTTAAAGTGGGAGGACGCACTCAGCTTCGTGCAGAGATCGAGCCTGACAATGCCATTAATAAGAACGTAAAATGGGAGAGTAACCGTCCTGATATTGCAACAGTTGACAGCAACGGCAATGTAACAGCCGTATCAAAAGGCAAAGCTATCATAACCGCAACAACAGAAGATAAGGGCTTAAAGGCAAGCTGTATGATAACAGTTAGCCAATAATGAAAAGAGGTAATCAGAATGACTTTTAATAATTCTTCAAACAAAGTAAGAGTAATAGGTTTTATCGTTTCTGATATAAAAAACCTAAGTGCCTATGCTATCGAATTTCTTATCGCAGTGCCTAGAAAGGCTAAAAAAGGGGAGCAGAGCTTTAACGATGTTTTCACTGTATACGTTAATGAGGAAAGCACAATTTCCTTTGCAAGAAATCATTTGCGCAAAGGCAGCGTGATAGTAGTTAAGGGAGAACTGAGGACTTTTAAAGATAATAACGTGAAAATATGCAGCAGTGATATAACCATCTCGTCACAGAACAAGTGAGGTAAAGTGCTATGGAAAATATACTTTTTGAGTACCCTGTCAATAACGAAAACAGTTCTTTTGATGATGAATTTCAAGTTCAAAAAGCGAGAACTATCAAGATAAAATACACTGTTATAATCGCAGTTTTTTGTGCATTGGTAATGTATTTTTTATCTGCACTTTTTGCAAAAGCAGCACTGCTTTTTTATTTTCTGACAGCACTTTTTGTGTTTATCGCAATGATAACAGGAAAGATGTTTGTGAAATATCCAAGGCATTTTCTTTATATAAAGGCAACGGAAAATGAACTGCAGCTTGCTTACTATAAAGATAAAAAAGAGGATTACCACTTCCAATATAACAGCATTGAAGAGATAAGGTTTGTAGACAAGAATTTCACTGCTGTATATATAAAAGAAGAAGGACGTAAACCATATTACTTTGAATTAAATAAGTGGACACCTGAGCAAGGCTTTTTCCTTTACACCATACCGCAAATTCTCCCTAACGTGTTCAAGGGCAACAGCAAAGAGATAGCAAAAAAATATGGTGATGAAGCTGATTTCTACAATGAAGTATATAAGGAGAGTAATTGAAAATGGATATAATCATACGCAATATTCCTGAGAATATGATAGATAAACTAGACAATATAGCAAAAGCTGAGGACTTATCACGGAACGCATTACTTACAAAACTAATATCAGATTTTGTGAAAAGCAATGACGATTTTGTTGTAAATATTCTTCCGCCTATCGTTCGTGCGTTAGTAAATCAGGAGCTTGACCGCCTTTCAGAGGGTGCAAATTCCACTATAAATAATGTGCATATTGCAGCGCAAAAAATGATAAATACAACAGAAAAAATCGAAAATCTTCTTACAGAAACGATAACAAATTCTGAAGAAAACTCAATTACAAATGAAGAAATTCTCAGGATGCTTGAAATTTCGGACAAAGAAAGTTCATAAATAAGCCTGTTTTGTTTACACAACAGAAATATATACAGATTATTACAGCATGAAAATTATATAATTCGTATATAAAGAGGTAAATAGAGGAAGTTTTCGTATATAAATCATATATAAATTTTGATTTGCAATATATATAAAATATATAAATTACAATTATATACAAAAAATCGTATATAAATCGTATATAGAAAAAGACCCGATGATATCACAGTATCCCACCTGAAACCTCGGTTCTACCGAGGTTTCCAGCAGGCACGATATCGTGCCTTTATGCTCTTGACCCACACCTCTAACTTAAATATCACAAAATAAAATCAAACTACACGGAAAGGTTGGATGAAAAAATGAAAAGCAAACCTATCAATAAGCTGCTGTCTTTTTCAGAACTACATTATCAAAGGTTTTTAAAGATAATGGAGCTGAACGGAATTAAAACATACAGCAATTGTCTTGCGTTTCTGATAGACAGTGCCTACAATAACATCAAACAAACACCAAACGATGAATGTTTGAAAAACATTCAAGATAACATTGAAAAGCTGCTGACGATTGCAAAAGAAAATAACAGCATGATATATCAGGAACGTGACGGAATTAATACGCTCCTGCACTTCTACGAAGTGCAGGAATTCCACTCAGCCGACAAGCGTCTGAGTGACAGCGAACCGCATGACGTCATGTCACGATCAAATGACAACTACAAGAGCATCGTACATCAGCGCTCAGTTGATAAGGGTGCAGACTCCCTGCAAGACGAACAGAGTGACTAATAATGACACCAGGAATATTTCACAAATGCAAATTCGTATACAAGTGGCGAATAAGCGGTGACGGTGGCAACAAGATATTCGATTTTCTGGACTATATGCTCCGCCCTGAAGCTTTTGAGCCGAACAAACACGCCAACGAAATGGAGTATGTATATTCAGAATTTGTGCCAAACGAGAAAAGTCAGGCTCAAAACATAAAAGCTGAACGCTCATTAGGTGCTTTCACAAGCACACAAGATAGTCTGACTCCTGCCGATATAAACAAGATACGTCAGCTTGAAGCTGTCAGCCGCTCTGAGGGCTGTCCGAAATATGCAGGAGTTATCTCATTTGATAACGCATATCTGCGGCAGAATAATTTCATAGTCGGCAATCAGCTCAACCGCCAGGCACTTATTGAAGCCGCACGAAAAGGCATTAACAAAATGATAGACAAATCAGAAAAGCTGGATGCAAGTAACTGCTACTGGGTCGGCAGCATTCACGTCAATACAGGCAATGTCCATATCCATTATCAGCTTCTTGAATATCACCGACTTGAAGATAGACGCATTACATACAAAAACAAAGGTCAAGACGATATCGAGCAGAAAGCATTCAACGCTTTGAAAACTGAAATGACGCACTTCATTGACAAAAGTGCCGCCGCTGCTAACCTTACTGAATTTCAAAGAAACGTGCTTGCACCTCATATCAAGTCCGAGTTTGCAGGCAGTATTCAAAAAATAAACGCAATTATCGACAAGCTTCCTGATGACCTAAAAAACAGCGGCAAGCAGTGGTGGTATGCAAAACAAAATGATGTGACAAAAAACGAGATTGACAGTTGTATCAGATCTGTCATATCAGAAAATCAAACTTTGCAAATAATGTTTGACACATATCTTCATAAGCTCGACAACACACAAGCAATGTTCCGAAACAGATACGGACAAAATTCAAGGTGGGCTGAGTATAAAGAACATCAGCTTCACGATCCGTCAGGTTTTTACTCCAGAGTAGGAAACTCATTTCTTTCTATCTGCCGTGAATACTACAACACAAAGAATGTCAATATTGAACCACCTGAGGATCTGCATTCCCATATAGATCTTGATAATACTTCTTACTTTCCAAAAACGAAAACGTATCTGTCTGAAAAAGAAAGCGAAGGCTTTTCTGAGAAAAATGAGCCTGACTACAACAACGGTATTTCCTCGCAGAAATCAAAAGTGTATCTGTCTGAAAATAAAAACGATGATTTAGAGGATGCTATGCCTTATGACTCTTTAGAAAACTCTGATATCCCTGATGATTTGGAAATGTACCTATCTTCAAGAAATTATGATGAGTTGTATGAACCAAATGCTCCTGACTACAGCACGGATATTTTTCCGCAAGAGCCTGAAGCGTATCTGTCTGAAAATGATAAAAGCGATCAGGCAGTGGAACGTCTACGCATAGATTGGAGCAAGAACTATAAGCTTGCCCTCGACTATATGTACGGAAATGAACAGAACAAATCAGCAGTCATAAAGAAAGACCCCGAAAAAGCTTTTGAAATACTCTCAATAGAAAGCAAAAGCGGAAATATTCTCGCAACATATGACATAGGCAAGCTTTATGACAGCCAAATGCTAAAATCCAATGACGGCGATACACTAAGTCAGCAATATTACAGCAAAGCCTTTGAAGATTTTCACAAGCTGCTGTCCATAGTAAGCATGAGTGATGACAAACGTGATAATTGGACAAAGTCCTATCTCAACTATCGCATAGGTAAAATGTATGAATATGGTCTTGGCGTTACTCAGGACTATAACTCAGCCATAGAGCATTATAAGCTGTCTGAAAATAAATATGCTTATTTTGCTCTCGGAAACATATACAAATACGGCTCTGGTGTTGAAACAGACTATGCCAAAGCATTTGACTATTATATGCGCTCACTAAGCAGCAAAGGCGGAATGCCCTTCGCAAGTTATGCCGTAGGACAAGCTTATGAACTGGGTCAAGGAGTAGAAAAAGACCTATCAAGTGCGCATAATTTTTACGCTGAAGCTTTAACAGGTTTAGAGAAAGTATTCACTAAAAACCATGACGATAATATCAGCTACAAGATAGGTATGATGTATCTGAATGGCAAAGGAACGGATATAGACCTTGAATGTGCTGAAAAATATCTGCTGCTCTCGGCGGACTCCAATAACTATAAAGCACAATATATGCTCGGTAAGCTCTATCAGAGCGACAGCAAAAAAGATCTTCAAAAGGCTGAAAAAGTTCTTATAAATGGTGCTGAAAACACACAGGATAAAGCAGGATTGTGTGAATATAGTCTTGGCAAGCTGTATCTTTCACAAGAGAGATATGACAAGGCGACATCATACTTAGAACGTTCAGCAGCAAAAGATAATTACTATGCAGCATACACTCTCGGGAAACTCTATCAGGAGCAATTTAACGATAATACCCAGGCTGAGAAATACCTTCTTCAAGCTGCCGATCACAAAGACGATACTATGGGTATAGCAGCTTATCGCCTCGGCAAGCTGTATCTGTCTGAAAATAACAGACGAAAAGCATTGCAGTATTTCACGAATGCCGCTGACAAAGATAGCATACCTGGAATGTATGCTGCAGGGAAAATTCTTCTTGATAGCAGAAAATCAGCAGAAGTTTCAAAAGGAATACGCTACCTTTCATCAGCCGCCGATAAGGACTTTGAGCCTGCGATATACACTCTAGGCAAATACTATAGCTCATTCAATAATACAAAAGCTAAAGAATACCTTAAGCGTTCTGCGTTTGAATACAACGATCCAAATGCACAGTATATTCTTGGAAAAGTGTATCTGTCTGAAAATAAAAACGAAATGGCTGAAAAGTGCTTCCGTCAGTGCGCTTTAAACGGCAACAACAGTGGACAGCTCGCTTATGGTTTAATGCTGCTTCGTGACGGTCAAAAGAAAGCAGCATATCAATGGCTGAGAAAGTCAGCACGCTCAGGCAATGACACTGCTAAAAAGATAATAAGCGGTAAAAAAGCGGATATACCATTTGAATTCAGACTAGCAGGCTGTATGCAGGCGCAGAGGACACTTCTTCATAAATCATCAAGTATGCTGCGCAACGCCCTTAAATCTGAGGAAGCAAAAACCGCACGTCTTATGAGAGAATTTGAGATTGAGCAGGAAATGGCGAAAGCAAAAGAACAATATCATAGCATATAAAGGGGAACTAATATGGATCTTGAAAAACTTAAGCGCATAAAAAATCTTATCATCGCAAAAATACTTTTTGTATTTGGTTGGATCTATGATCTTGCTATGCGTATTTTAAATGCGGTGAATAAAACACCTATTGAAAAAGACAAAGACCGCCGAAATGTCAGAATAAAACAATTTGCAATAGCTACATCGATACTGTATGTGATCTTTAACAGCATTTTTATTTACATCTTTAAAAGTATGCGCAGGGTAAGCCTTAACGGACGCTCTGGTGAATACACAAGCACTCACTTTATGCCGTGGAATATCATTGTTCCGTCAGGATTTATGATGTTCATTTTTGAAATTATCCTGGCAATGGTAGTAGGCTTGTGTATAACAGTAAAGCTCCATACTCTGTGGCGTATGAAGAATGACAGCAAGGACATCAAGGGCGATAATAAATTCATGGAAGATAATGAGCTTCTTGAACACTTTCAGGCAGTCCCTATGGATAATATAAAGTCAGCGGAACAAGCTGGTATGCTCATTGGTGAAAGCAATGGTATATACTATGTTGAAACTGGCACATACAACACTATGATAGTAGGCGCTCCTCGTTCAGGTAAAGGCGAATGCTATGTGCTGCCAAGTATGCGACTTATGGCTAACTCAAAAAATAAGCCCTCGCTTATCATAAACGATATGAAAGGCGAGTTGCTTGAACTGACATATGAAGATTTTGCAAATAACGGATATAAGATAGTCACTCTTAATCTTATCGATACGGACCGATCTGATTGTTGGAATCCTCTACAACTTATCATTGACGAATATCTCGCTGCAAAACGGAGCGGAAGCAACGATCTTTCACAAACCTCTAAGCTTGTCAGCTCGTTTGCCCACTGTCTTACAGACGATGTACAAAGCGAAGCAATATGGACAGACTCTGCAAGGTCACTTTTAAGCGCCTTGATATACTATTTCCTTGATAAAGGCTATGAAAAAGGTGATATGTCAAACGTTAATATGTACAGCATAACAACATTCTTCACTGAATTTGGCGTATATAATACAGTGATCGAGGACGAAAGCGGCAATAAGAAAATGGTCAATGCTCTCGATGAACTGTTCAATGCGCTGCCTGTGGGCTGTCTTGCAAGAACATCCTATTCAACGTCAAAGTTCTCCCAGGGCGATACACGTTCTTCAATATACACTGTCCTCTCTGCAGACCTTGAGATCTTCATGACGGATATGGGAGTTCAAAAGCTGACATCTAAAAATGAAATAAACTTTGCTGACCTTATCAATGAAGATCAGCCTTGCATAATATATATGCTTGTGCCGTATGAGGAAAAATCACGTTATGTAATAGCTTCAATGTTTGCAGACCAATCCTTTATGTACCTTGCAAAGCAGGCAAGAAAATACCAGGGCGGCAAATTGCCACGAAAAATAGAGTATATCTACGATGAGTTTGGTCAAATGACAAAGCTTCCTGACCTCAGCAGCAAAATGAACGCTTCTCCAGGAGCTAACATTCTGTTCAATCTCTTTCTGCAGGACTATGGTCAGCTCAAGAAGTATGATAAAGAAGAGGACGGCATAAAGGGCGCTTGCAATATTCAGATATACATACTCTCTCTTAACGGAAACACTAACAAGGCGTTTTCTGAAATGATAGGAAACGAGACCGTAAACTATCTTACATTCAGCGGCAGCCTATACGGCTTTATCGATCACCAAGGCGAACACGTTGACCGCAAGGCTCTGCTCGATACCACACAGCTGTCTAAGCTTCCTTTTGGCACTGCCATAGTTAAGAAAATGCGTTGTGAGCCAATACGAACTAATATCACGCCTTATCACCTTATCGAGAATAAGCCGCCAAGAATACCTGTCGAAAATCTGCCTATAAGAAACCATAACATAGACCTCTCTGCTGTGCTTTACCCATATGATGAGCTTTGGGACAGTTTGGGCGTTATAGGCAATCAGTATAGACTTGATAAGCTGAAAAATAATGCAGAAAGTGCTATGAACAAATACTATATGCAGCTTAATGATATTGAGAAAATAAAGGCTGCAGGCGGAGCAGTTTCTGAGCTTGTGTATAAGGCTGCATTGGATCTTGAAAAACAGGCAAGTCAGGCGCAGCGTCAGGTCATAGAGTATCAGCAGCATATCCAACAGCTAAAAGAATTTCGTGATAATGAAGCACGAAAAATATTTGCCCAGGCTTATTCTGACAATGGCTTTCAGGATGACGAGGACGGCTTTGATGAAAGCACAGACGAGCTTTATCTCCCCGATGACTTCCCTGCTTCTCAAAGCGAACTCCCATATGTAGATATATCTGCGCTGCTCTATAAGGTCAATGGACTTGCAGGAGATGAGCTTAGCAGCCTTATTGAAAAGAAAAACTATGCCGCTGCAAGGGGCTACATAAAGAAAATACAGAAACGTCCTGATATACGCAGCAATTTTGTTGCCGATGAATGGGCGGCACTGGAACAATACATTAATAATGAGGAATTGAAAAATGCGAATACCTAACAGCTTTGTTACACGTTTTACACAGGCATCAGACTTGAAGCTTGCCTGTGTATTCTATAGTCTTATCCACAAGAATACAAAAAGAAATCTGCTTGGCTATGAGATCACAGTCAAGCAGACAACTCTTGTGTCACTATGCGGCTTTTCAGTATCCACTGTTAAGCGTGCGGCAAGCTCACTGCTCAAGAGTGGATTTATCAAGTCACAGAAGCGCCAGACAAATGCTCCTGGAAAGCTTGGCACATATACATACACTATTGAAGCCGTATCTACAGCTTCTAAATATTTTACCATCGATAAAAAGCTTATGAGCAGATTGAATGGAAATGAATTCAGAGTTTATGCAGTGTGCTGTAAGCTGGCTGACAGCTCGCACAAGAGTTTTTTCCAAAGCTATAATGATCTATCTAAGCTTCTTGGCATGAGCCGTCAGGACGTTCTCAGGACGATAGAAAAGCTTGTAAAAGGCAAATTCATTCGTAAGAAGAAAATCAGAACTCGTGTAGGTGATTTTACAGACAACACATATACTGTCTGCATATATGTTCCTCACAGCAGAATAAAAAAAGCCTCCCGCCGCTCGAGCAGGAGGCAGGGCATTCATTGCTATACAATGAACACAACCATCAAAAACACAAGTTCATTGTATAACAAAAAATCGGATTTGTCAATAGGTTTTAAGAAAAAAATGCGGCTTTCGGAGATTTTTTTCTTAAAAAGGGGTAGTGGGTAAAATGAACTGTCTATAACTGACCCATTCTTGATTATCTGTCTGAAATCAAATAATTGATTTTGGTTTATATACTTAGTTATTATCAAAGTTATTGATGAGTATTTGTTTTTATGTGAAATTCGCTTTTTTCTTTCAGACAGATATCAATTCAAGCTGTCAAAATACCTGTTTTTGTAATATAATTAATTTATTATATCAAAAAAGGGGATCATTATGACTATCGAAGAACTAATTGACGAAAAAACAAAACTTGAAAAACTTGTGATACAGCTTGCAGGAGAAAACCAACAGCTTAAAGACAAGTTGTCGGCTAAAAAAGCTAGTGACACTCCGTTCGCCGATCTGCTTGAAACGTGGCTGCACAACAAAAAAATGACTGTAAAAGCCAACACATATGAAGCTTACTGCACCCAGGTCAATCGCCACATTGTGCCGTATTTTCGCAGCAAGGGTACAATGCTTTCTCAGCTCACGCCAGCAGTGCTTGAAGAATATTATTTCACAAAGCTTCAATCAGGCTTATCAGGCTCAACCATCAGGAAACATCATTCAAACATCAAGATGGCGCTGAAATTTGCCGTAAAGAACGGATTGACAGACCAAAATGCCGCACTTCTTGCAGAACTTCCCTCCTGCGACAAGTTCTGTGGTAACTTTCTCAACACAGAGCAATTTGATCTTGTTCTCAGCAAAATAAAACACACTGCAATTTACACACCTGTGTTTATAGCAGGAACAATGGGGCTTAGGCGCAGTGAAGTTTTGGGGCTGCGTTGGTCGGATATCAATTTTGAGCAGCGCACTATGTGCATTCAACATACTGTGGTCAAATGCGTCAAAAACCATAAAACTACGCTTATATTTTCAGACGTGCCTAAAACAAGGTCAAGCCGCCGCACACTTCCGCTGCCTGACAGTGTATACAGCTACTTGAAATGGCTCAAACACAAGCAGTGCTTGTCTTATGCGGCTAACAGGAGCAGCTATTCACGGCAATATTTACAATACATATGCGTTGATAGCAAGGGCATTCTTATACAGCCTGATGAGCTTTCTGTCCGTTACATCAGACTAATGAACGAAATGCACCTCAGATGCCGCTTTCACGATCTTCGCCACACTTGCGCTTCCCTGCTCGTTCAACATGGCGTTCCCATGAAAGCCGTATCTGCATGGCTTGGACACAGCAGTTTGGCAGTGACGAGCGATATCTACACTCACTTAACATTTCAGGAGAAGCTTAACGTTGCTAACACTATTGAAGATTACATGAAAGATGTGAATGTGTCACCGTGACACATTCATAATTTTTCACATTGTACATAACATAAATAAAAAGACCTCTCAGAGCATAAACACTCTGAGAAGCCTTAACAATGTTGACAATCAACTCAAATTGTGCTATATTAAAAATAGATGAGGCAACACAACTTACTAAGTTGGTTGTCTGTGATTATTTAAAATAACCGTTTAGTTTGACAGGCTAGCACGGTTATTTTTTTTGCTCTTTTATAATGTTGCCCAAAACCCAAACAAGCAAAATGGTCAGTGCTAAAATTGGTACATCCACTTGGCAATTACCTCCTTTCCTTTAATATCTGAAAGCAGGTCTGCTTTTTATTTCCTCATCCAAGTAATATTATACTACAAAATTTTCTTGCCGTCAAACTTTGAAACGAACAAAAACCGATTTTTTTATTATTTTTTGAAAAAATGCGATAAATCGACCTTTTTTCACTAATTTTCCACTTTAGGCTAAAATTTTAGTATATCACATAAAAAAATAAAAGTCAAATTTTTCACTAACAATTTTAAAAAAGTTTTTTTCACTATTAAAAGGCAAAAAAACATGTTATCTTTTATCTTTATTTCTATAAATATAAAATAAAAAAATATGAGTTTAACGCATAAATACTCAAAACTTAACTATTTTAATAAAGAACGTCCTAATGTGTCACGATGACACATTAGGACGTTCTTTATTTGCAATCAAACACTTGCATAGTATATCAACATACGAAATCGCTATATGAATTAAAATGTAAATCTTATCACTTCTGCATTTTTTAATTTTTGTTTCCATTTGGCAAAAAATTCTGATCTGTAAAAGCCTTCGTTTTTCCACGTTTCGTAAGCCTTAGTACAAAACGGAGAATTGCTACGAAGAGGGTCTGTTGAATTCTTATATTCATCGGGAATCTCATAATAATATTCTTTTAAATCTATAATTGCAGGAGTTGCGTAATACGAATAAATCAAATCATACTTTAATTCAATTTTTAAAACATCAAAGGAAAAATCAAATAAGACATCACTAAACCATAAAGACAGCTTTTCATCTTCAATATTTAAGCGGCGGTGGCAGTTACGACAAGTGTTGTAGCACAAATAATCCTTGTCATTATACGTTAAATTGCCTTTATCATCATAGGACTCAGTTATAAATACGGGCATATCATACCCGAATTTGTCATGAAGATATTCATACAGATATGAAATCACCGGATTTGATTTATTCATAACCATTATGTCTTTTAAGGGCAGGATAGAAAAGTTTCTAAAAGGAAAAAAATCATTAGAACCATCGTCTATATAATATTCATAACAAGATATTTTAAACACAACAGGCGTTTCTTCCCAGCAATGAGGACACTTGATGTTCGCAATACATAGATACAAATATTGATTAATAATATCTATATTATTATCAAAGAACTTATCAAACTCTTGTAATTCAATAGTATTTATACCCTGAACTCCTTTTCCATAGTAGTAAGATTCCTTATAGTACGGTATCCATTCGCATAATGCATTTAAATGTTTTCGATCAGCACACCACTTTTTGATTTTATCGTCCCAGACAGCACCTCTGGATTTGACAATATCATATTGAAATTCAGGAACCTCAAGAATAACCATAAGAAACAACTCCATTTTTGAAAAAATACTTTTTCGAAAAAGTTTCTAAAATGACAAGACCAAGAATATGTGTCACGGTGACACACTAGGGGGCATTTTGCATTTATATATAAAATATATATTTTCCGCCATTAATTTCCGCAAAAGTATTGACAAATTGACAAAATGGTGGTATAATTAATATACAGAGGAAATTTAGAGGGCATAAAAAATCGCACCCTCTAAGGCTTATAAACTCTTGGCGGAGATTATAAGCCCAGCAACACAGATGTTCGGATCAACTGTGAGCTTTCAGAGAATGCTATCCTCGTGCTCTATTATAGCACGTTGGAAATAGATTGTCAAGGGCTTTTCACGATGTCAAACATCTGGAAAGCTCTTTTTGCTTTTAGCTGCTGATTTTACTTACCAAAAATGCAGCTTGAAAATCGAATATCGTAAGTCCTCAAATAAGATTGAGATGAGGTCAACTGATGTGAAACACAAGCACAACAAGACATTGAGTTGTCTTTAAGTCGCTTTGAGCCATGACGTTCGTTACTGTTCAATCACGCCGATCAGGCATTCTTAACATTACAGAACATGAACACGAGCCAGCCAGTAACAGTTAAGCTAACTGCAAGCCTATGTGCCGACGCCACTATGGATTAACATCAGATGATTCGCTTAAGCTCCACAATGTGAAGCTGCCTTGACAAGGTCTAAGAGCGAAACGAAACAAATGTCACAAAACATATCCTAGTTTGTTACTACAAGCTTTCATATATGCTCAGCAAGGATACTTCAAGGATACTTAAAGATACTTGCTGAGGAAAGTCCACATTTTTTTTATCCTGTGGATTTTCCTTTGTGAGTATCAAAAATGATTGGTGCGCCAGAAGGGACTCGAACCCCCGACCTACTGGTTCGTAGCCAGTCACTCTATCCAGCTGAGCTACTGGCGCATTCAACTCTAATATTATATCATATGCAAGCCCTTTTGTCAATGAGTTAATGGAATTTTACCACTTCTTTTACAAAACATTCACATCACCTCTTGCCACTTCACACCTTTATCAACCCTTTAAATGTCATTGTTTTTCACACTTTTTGTCAATCAAGTGTTTGTAATCATTTGTAATACTTTTTCGGCAAACTGCTCTGTTTTTAACCGGAATTTTTGTAGATTATTTATCATTCTATGCCCTTGACTTATATTCTGATTGTGGTATAATAGTAAATGTTCAATATTATGTTATGATAAAAGCAGTCAACCACAATATATAGTGGTTGAGCAGGATAGAATGAAAGGAAGATATAGGTGAAGATAATAAAAAGAAGCGGCGCTGAGAATACGTTTGATAAGGAAAAGATAGAAAATGCCGTTGCGAAAGCTAATATCACTGTGGAGGAAAAGGATAGGCTCTCTGAGGGAGAAATAGGAGAGATAGCACAGAATATAGAGGACAAATGCTCTGAAATGAATAGGGCTATGGACGTTGAAACTATTCAGGACTGGGTGGAAGCCGATATCATGCGCCACGGCAAGTATACAGTGGCAAAGCATTATATCACTTACCGCTATGAGCGTTCTATCGTCAGACAGGCTAATACTACTGACAAGCAGATACTTTCTCTTCTTAACTTCGAGAACGAGGAAGTCAAGCAGGAAAATTCCAATAAGAACCCTACTGTCAATTCAGTTCAGAGGGATTATATGGCAGGTGAAGTGAGCAAGGATATCACAAGAAGATTTTTGCTTCCTGACGATATAGTTGAAGCTCACGAAAAAGGTCTGATACATTTCCACGATGCCGATTATTTCGCTCAGCATATGCACAACTGCTGTCTTGTAAATCTTGAGGATATGCTCCAGAACGGCACTGTCATAAGCGAGGTCATGATAGAAAAGCCACACAGCTTCTCTACAGCCTGCAATATCGCTACTCAGTCTATCGCTCAGATAGCTTCTTCACAGTATGGCGGACAGAGTATCACACTTTCCCACCTTGCTCCGTTCGTTCAGATATCCCGTGATAAATACCGCCGTGAGGTAAAAAAAGAGTTCGCAGAGCTTAATATCCCTGCCGACGAGGATACTATAAATAAGGTAGCCGAAATGAGAGTAAAGGCTGAGATAGTTCAGGGCGTCCAGATGATACAGTATCAGGTCATCACTCTTATGACAACAAATGGTCAAGCACCTTTCGTTACTGTTTTCATGTATCTTGACGAAGTACCTGAGGGGCAGACAAGAGATGACCTTGCGGCTATCATAGAGGAAATGCTCAGACAGCGTATCCAAGGCGTAAAGAACGAAAAGGGCGTTTATATAACACCTGCGTTCCCTAAGCTAATATATGTCCTTGAAGAGGACAACATAAGAGAAGGCTCAAAATATTGGGAGCTTACAAAGCTTGCTGCAAAGTGTACCGCAAAGAGAATGGTGCCTGACTATATAAGCGAAAAGAAAATGAAGGAGCTTAAGGTAGACAAGAATGGCAATGGTCAGTGCTACCCTTGCATGGGCTGCAGAAGCTTCCTTACAACATATCTTGACGAAAACGGCAAGCCTAAATATTACGGCAGATTCAATCAGGGCGTTGTTACAATAAACCTTGTGGACGTTGCCTGCTCGTCATATAAGGATATGGATAAGTTCTGGAAGATATTTGATGAAAGGCTTGAGCTTTGCAGACGTGCGCTTATGCTCCGTCACGAAAGACTTAAAGGCACTCCGTCAGACGTTGCGCCTATCCTTTGGCAGAACGGTGCATTGGCAAGGCTTAAAAAGGGCGAAACAATCGACAAGCTCCTGTTCGGTGGATATTCCACCATATCACTTGGCTATGCAGGTCTTTGCGAATGCGTAAGATACATGACGGGCAAGTCACACACAGACCCTTCAGCAACGCCTTTTGCACTTGAAGTTATGCAGCACCTTAATGACGCCTGCGCAAAGTGGAGAGCAGAAACAAACATAGATTTCAGCCTTTACGGCACGCCATTGGAGTCCACAACATACAAATTTGCAAGATGTTTGCAGAAGCGTTTCGGTGTTATCGAGGGTGTAACAGACAGAAACTACATCACAAACAGCTATCATATCCATGTTACCGAGAACATCGACGCATTTGACAAGCTCACCTTTGAGTCACAGTTCCAGGCTCTTTCACCAGGAGGAGCTATCAGCTATGTGGAAGTGCCGAATATGCAGAACAACATAGAGGCTGTTCTTGCAGTTATGCAGCATATTTACGACAACATCATGTATGCAGAGCTTAACACAAAGAGCGACTACTGTCAGAAGTGCGGTTTTGACGGTGAGATAAAGATAGTAGAAGATGACGGCAAGCTTGTATGGGAGTGTCCGAACTGCGGCAACAGAGATCAGAACACTCTGAACGTTGCAAGGCGCACCTGCGGTTACATCGGCACGCAGTTCTGGAATCAGGGCAGGACTCAAGAGATAAAGGAAAGAGTTTTGCATTTGTGATTATTTTAAATCTCTTTGTGACAAAAAAATGAAAAAAACCAAAAATTGCCCAAAAAAACCCAAAAGAAAACCCAAAAATTTTTTCAGCCAAAATCGCAAAATTTTGAACATTATAGCCGTTAAAACTCAAAAGTTCAAAAATCAAAACTCGTCAGAAAAATGAACATTATAGCAAGGAAAACTCAAAAACTCAAAACTGCAAAATCCGAAAATAATGAACATTATTATTGACATAAAACAGCAAACAGCATATAACTATCGGGGCAATACAAAATCGTATTGCCCTGCGTTGTATGTATGAAAGGAGCGGAAAATGAATTATTGTGAGATAAAGAAAACCGATATCGCCAATGGCTCAGGAGTGAGGGTCACGCTGTTCGTATCAGGTTGCAGACACCACTGCAAGGGCTGTTTTCAGCCTGACACTTGGAACTTTGACTACGGCAAGCCTTTCACAGATACCACCGCAGACGAGATAATTAACGCCCTCTCAAAGGGCTATATAAAAGGACTTACGCTCCTTGGCGGCGAACCTATGGAGCCTGAGAACCAGCCTGAGCTTACAAAGCTTCTCCGCCGTGTGAAAACAGAACTTCCCGACAAGGACGTGTGGTGCTACACAGGCTGTACCCTTGAAACTGACCTGCTTGCAGGCTCAAAGTCCCCATACAGAACACAGTACACAGACGAAATGCTGAGCCTTATCGACTACCTCGTTGACGGCGAATTTGTTCTCGAAAAGAAAAACATCTCACTGAAATTCAGAGGATCTGAAAATCAGAGGATACTTCATAAAGAGAACGGCATTTGGCTGCCTTGCGAAGATATGTAAAACAAAACCGCTCCCCGTGACATCACGAAGAGCGGTTATTTTTATTGCGTAGGTGCGACCTAAGGTCGCCCACCTTGAAACTTTTATAAGATAACTCTACAGCCTTACTTCTCAGACTTTGTAAAGAATATCGCCTTTATAAGCTGGATAACGAGCATAGAGCCAAAGCTTAGAATGTATATCCATGCAAACTGCATACCTGTCATGTCTGCTATCTTGAAAAGTCCCTTGAGTTGTGGAACGAGCAGAACGGAGTTTAAAAATACCATTCCAAGACCGAACGCCATAAGACCGAACTTGTTGTTGAAAAAGTCCTTTGAGAAGATAACAGGACCTTTTTTCTTGCACGAGAAGCCGTGGAACAATCTTGCAGAGCAAAGCACTGCGAATGCCATCGTCATACCAAGAGCTGCGCTTGTCTTGTTTCCCATAAGGAAAGCCGAAGCTACTGCTATCGCTATAACTATGCCATACAATGCGATCTCGCCCAGAAAAGGACGTGTGAGTATAGATTCATTTGCGTTTCTTGGCTTGCGTTTCATGACCTCTTCAGAGTGAGGTTCAAGACCCAAACCGATAGCAGGAAGCGAGTCTGTAAGCAGATTAATAAACAGCAAATGTATTGCCGCAAACGGAACAGGAAGTCCAAGCAGTGAGTTGAAAAGCACCACAAGAATTGCCGCAAAGTTGCCCGAAAGCAGGAAGAGTATAGCCTTTTTAATGTTCTCGTAAATGTTTCTGCCGTTTCTTATCGCCTTGACTATAGTTGCAAAGTTATCGTCTGCGAGCACCATTGAGGCAGCGTCCTTTGAAACCTCAGTTCCTGTGATGCCCATTGCAACGCCCACATCAGCCTGCTTTAACGCAGGTGCGTCGTTCACACCGTCGCCTGTCATGGAAACTATACAGCCGTTTGCCTGCCAAGCCTTTACGATCCTTATTTTATGCTCAGGTGTAACACGAGCGTAAACAGCCTTGTCCTTTACAAAGTCAACAAGCTCTTCGTCTGAATAAGCGTCAAGCTCGTGACCCTCAACAGCCTTTGAATTGTCGTCAAGAATACCTATCTCACGGGCAATAGCTGAAGCCGTAACGATATGGTCGCCTGTTATCATGACTGGCTTTATGCCTGCCTTGCGGCATTCCGCAACAGCCGCCTTTGATTCCTCTCTCGGAGGATCCATCATAGCAATAAGACCGACAAACTCCAATCCGTCCTCGTCCTCTGGACATACGGTATCTTTGTCGAATTTTTTCTCTGCAAATGCAAGTATACGCAAACCTTTTTCCGAAAGCTCTGCCACACGCTGGGTTATAACAGCCTTTTCTTCGTCGCTTGAAGTTATCCTGTTTATAAGAACGTCAGCCGCACCCTTTACATAAAGCACCTTTTCGCCGTCGATAACGTGCAGAGTTGACATAAGCTTTCTGTCTGAATCAAATGGTATCTCAGAAATTCTAGGGAGATCTTCCCTCACCTTGTCAGTGTCGATACCAAGCTTTGTGCCGAAATTGATAAGAGCCGTTTCTGTAGGGTCGCCTATCTCAACGCCGTCCTTACAGCTTGAATCGTTGCAAAGGATCATGGCTCTTGTCATAGTCTTGACCTTTTCATCGTCAAGATCAACAGCGTCAGTGTCGATTATCCTGCCGTCTACCATTATTTTTCTGACCGTCATCTTGTTCTGAGTAAGAGTACCGGTCTTGTCAGAGCATATTACAGAAACACTGCCCAAGCCCTCAACAGCTTGAAGCTTTCTTATGATAGCGTTTTCCTTTGACATTTTCTGTGTGCCGAAAGAAAGCACGATAGTAACGATAGAGCTGAGAGCCTCAGGGATAGCCGCAACAGCAAGTGCGATAGCGAACATGAACGAATCCATAAGCTTGCCGCCACGAAGCACACTAAGTCCGAACACAACTGCACAGACAATAAGTATAGCAATGGAAAGCTTTTTGCCGAACTCGTCAAGCGTGTTCTGGAGAGGCGTTTTTCTCTCTGATGCGTTTTGGATAAGCGAAGCTATCTTGCCCACCTCAGTGTCCATACCAACCTCAGTGACAAGCATTTTTCCTCTGCCGTATGTGACAAAAGAGCCTGAATAAACCATGTTAGCACGTTCAGCAAGAGGCTTTTCGCCCTCTATATCGCTCATATCCTTGTCGATATTAACGCTCTCGCCTGTGAGTGCAGACTCGTTCACCTGTACAGAAGCGCACTCTACGAGTCGTCCGTCTGCACATATCTGGTCGCCCGCCTCGATAAGAAGAATGTCGCCCACTGCGATCTCCTCAGAGGGGATAATGACCTTTTCGCCGTTACGAAGAGCCTTAGCCGTCGGCGCAGAAAGCTTTTTAAGGTTCGTCAGTGACTTTTCAGCCTTGACGGTCTGAACTGTACCCAAGATAGCGTTCATTGTGATAACAACGAGAATTACCGCACAGCTCTCAACGTCTTTCATGAAAGCTGAAACTATCGCAGCAATAATGAGTATAAGCACAAGAAAGTCCTTATACTGCTCTAAAAAAATCACGGGAATGGACTTTTTCTTGCCCTCCGTGATAACATTTCGTCCGAACTTTTCGCAGTTTTTCACTGCCTGCTCAGTTGAAAGACCATTTTCACCTGATGAAAACTCAGTGTAAAGCTGGTCAAGTTTTTTCTGATACTGCTTCATAAAATACCACCTTTTTTATTTTTTCCTGTAAACGTTGCCGATATACCCTTCAAAGCCTCCTTTTCTCATAGGCTCAGAAAAATAAACGCATAAAAAATCGGCAAGACGTTTATTGGGTAAACTGCGCCTGTGGCAATTTAATCAATAAAAGTCTCGCCGTTTAGATATGCAGCGGTCCCTCATCGGAACGTACTGACGCAAACATAAACGGATCTCTCCGCCAGCTACTCTCTTTTACTATGAGGTTATTATAACCTATATTTTTGATTTTGTCAATAGTTTTTTATATATTTTATTGTACATTTGCAACTCATTTGCTTGATCTCATTTTCAAACACTGCCCTTGATTATTATTCCAAAAGGTGCTATAATAGCATTGGTGATAATAATGAAAAGGAAAATACTTGTAGGTCTGCTTGCCGCCGTTATCTTTTTGGCTTGCGCCCTTGTGATAAATATAACCCCAAAGGTGGAAATCGGTTCAGTTGTGCTGACCTGTGACGGAAGCAAATATGAGCTTCCCGGCACTGAAAAGACACGATACTGCAATGGCAAGAGTGAGAGCCTTTCCGCTGAAAAGAGCTTTGAAGATCTGCTCTCCTCTGTACCGTCATTTAATATAAAGGCAGATGTAGATAAGGACGGCAATGTTACCCTTAAAACCCCTATGTCCGTAGAAGCCGCAGGGGACAGGCTCGGTGACGTGCTTTACACTGTCTACAGCTATGACGGAAAGGTGCTTGCCAAGGAGTCCAAAAAGCTGGAGCTTCCAAAAGAGGATATTGACGGCTGTCTTGTGAAAATAAAAATTACATGGGGCAAGAAAAACACAAGCTATCTTGAAGAAGATTACTGGTTTGCCGCAATGTACAATACCGAAAGATAAACATAACATCAAGATGTTGGGGCGACCTCTGGTCGCTCACTTTCTTTCTGTAAACTTTCAGACAACAAAACGTCGGACGAATTTGAAAACGTCCGACGTTTTTTTAACATATTTGAAATCCTATTATGCCCGCCATACAAATAACGCTACCGATAAATCTCAGCTTTGTGATAGGCTCTTTTCTTATGAGCGCTATAACAAACAGCGAACACAGTATCATAGGCTGGATAAATGACGCACTCGCAAGGCTCACAGCAATAACAGCGTTCTCCGCAAGCAGACCTGCCACATTCGGAATCTTTGTAAGCACGACCACCCATGCGCCCTTTTGATTTTTCTTGAATATCTCCAAAGGCTTTGCCCTCGGCAGAAGTATGATAGCCATAAGTATAAGTGCAAAGAACAGCGCCATGGTCGAGGATATGTAATTCTCTGACGCTCTTACAACTATGCCGTAGCCGTATCTTGCCAGCAGATAAAACACCAGCGGAACAACTATCCTGCGGTAATTTATATTGCCGCTGTCCGTTCTGCCTGATTTTGCGATAAAAACAAGTCCTGCAACAGTAAGCACGATAAAAAGGAACTTGAAAATGCTCGGCTTTTCACCAAGGAAAATATCCGTTGCATAGGACATGAAAAGGGTGATACCAAGCCAAGCCTTAAGCTCAAAGGCTGATATTTCATCAAGGATAATAGCCGAAAGTTTAAATTCAAGGATCTTCGACAAGCACAGCAGACCTATCGCCGCAAATGACTGCCAGCTAAGCGTAATAGTCCTGTCGAGGAAAGGCAGACAGCAAGCCATGAAAACAGCCGTTGCCGCCGCCATTAAGAATCCAAGCTCATCGCCGTTGAATTTTGCCGTTGAAACGGCGTACTTGTCGCTAAGGGAACATATTGTGTAGCATACAACTACAAGTATAAGCAAAAACATTATTTTTCTTCTTCCTTATTATATGATTTTCTAAGACCTGTATGCTGTGAAACATACGAAATAACGGGCGACCCAAGGTCGCCCCTACGCAAAGCCGATTTATCAGTTCTTTTTATTTTTCACAAGCCATACTACCGCCAAAATACCAAGTATCACTGAGAACAGAGTAGCAACAGCAAGACATATCCAGCTTGCATACTGACTTTGTATAAATTCGTTCTGCGATTGGCTTCCTATAAGGGTATCTACCCCCGATTGCGAGCCTAATGCCGAGAACAGTATTATAAATGCCATTCTCACATTCATTACGCAGGCTATAACGCTGTAAATATGCACTATACCCTGAAAAAGACACACTCCGCAGTCGTCCTTTACATAGCTTTTCACTCCAAGCACCGCACATACCACCGACACTGCCGTGTAGATAATGAACGCCGCAAAAAGCACTATCGTTGGCACTTTTGCCCCCTCGGTTTTCACTATCATGCTCATAAGCCCAGCCATACACCCCATGAACACAGCCGCTGCCGCAAGCCCTGCAACAGACCATTTTCTGTATAAAAGCTCTGACTTTTTTATCTGCTCTTTCTTTATCTGCTTAGGCATTTTCTTCCTCCGCCTTCTTGCTTTCAAGCTCCTCTTCGGATATCTTGAAGCGTATCCTGTCTATTTTCTGCTCGTCCTCCATTTTCACTGTCATCTCAAAAGGCGGACAGCTTATAACTTCATTCTGCTCAGGAAGTCTGTCAAGCATATCCATTATCCAGCCACCGAGAGATGTTCTTTCGGTTTCGATAGTGTCCTCCGGCAGTCCTATCCTGTCAAGAAAATCCGATACCGAAAGCTCCGCCGACGCCTCATAAACGCCGTCGCTTATTTTCACAAGGGAGGTATCCTCCTCGTCGCTTTCATCATAGATCTCGCCCACAAGCTCCTCTATGATATCCTCAAGGGTACAAATGCCCTCCGTGCCGCCATATTGGTCAAGCACCACCGCCATATGCACCTTTTTACGCTGCATCTGCTTCAGGATCTCAGAAATCTTGCGGTTTTCAGTTATGTAAAGTGGCTTGTTCATTATAAGGCTTATGTCCGTTTTACCCTTCAGATACATTTCAAAAAAGTCAGACTGGTGAATAAGTCCCACAATGTGGTCTATATCCTTGTCATACACAGGAAGCCTTGAAAACTTTGTCTGCACAAAGCGTTTTTTTATGCTCTCCATATCCTCATGAAGCTCAACGCCCTCGATATTTACTCTAGGCACAAGTATCTCGCTTATGGTTATCTCGTCAAAATCCAGTGCCGAACGCACAAGCTCCGACTCCTGCTCTTCAAGTACGCCCTCGTCCTGAATCTCGTCTATGATATATTTAAGCTCTTCCTCAGTAACAGACGGCTCGCTGTTCTTGTTGCCCACAATCTTTGAAACACCGCTTTTTATGCCCATAAAGATAGCCGTAATAGGTGTGATGATGAACATGAATGCGGAAAGCGGAGCCGCCATAAGAATAGAAAACCGCTCAGAATTTTCCTTTGCAAGGCTCTTAGGCAAGATCTCACCAAAAATAAGCACAAGCACCGTCATGACTACAGTAGCCAGACCCACGCTTCCCTTTCCGAACTTCTCCGTAAAAAGCACCGTTGCAATAGAAGATGAAGAAATGTTCACCACGTTGTTTCCAACAAGTATAGCAGTGAGTGCCTTGTCAAAATTATCGCATATGTTCATTGCCTTCTTTGCAGACTTGTTTCCGTCGTCTGCAAGTTTTTTTAGCCTTATCCTGTTGCATGAAGAAAACGCTGTCTCCGTTGCAGAACAAATAGCAGACAGCATAAGAAGCACAGCGATGATAACAACTTTCATAAAATAAAATTATCCTTTCAGGTCAGAGTATAAATTTGCTGCCCTAGTTATAAAAATAGCACTAAAGGCAGTCATGAAAACTGACTACATATAGTTATCATAACATATTTTTTAACCAATTGCAACAGTATTATTGAAAAAACGATGTAAAAGAGTTATAATATTCTTTGTGTTCATAATATTCATATGCACAAAAGGAGATAACAGAAATGGCAAAGAAAGATAAGGACATTTTCGACAAAATAATGGACTGGAAGATATTCGGCTGGTTCAGACCCTTTTACGTCAAAAACAAGGAAATGCTTTTGTATCTGTTTTTCGGCGTACTCACCACCGCAGTCAGCTTTGTGACCGCAGGCATCTCAAAAGTGCTTTTGGAGCAGGCAGGCATAGGCAAGGGCGGTGTTTCCACCACAAGCACCGTCATATCATGGATATGTGCGGTAACGTTCGCATACATAACCAACAGGATATGGGTTTTCGAGTCTGAAGCAGAGGGCAAAAAGGCGATAATCTCCGAAGCGGCTTCATTTTACGGCGGTAGGATATTCACTCTTCTCGTAGAAATGTTCATGATGTGGCTTGGCTACTCGCTTCTCAGCTTCAACTATTGGGTAACAAAGATAGTGGCAAACGTTGTTGTGCTGATACTTAACTATGTCATCAGCAAGCTTGTGGTCTTCAGAAAGAAATAAGCATACATAAAAAGCTGTCGGCAAAAAATGCTGACAGCTTTTTTTCATCAGTTGCCACGTTGCAACCGACTAATCTCTGTACATAAGCGTGACCGCCATGCCGTTTATCACGCCCACTACAACTCCGCACACAATGAAAAACACCTTGATAGGCAGGTCAAGCAGAAGCGAGATAAGCCCGAACACGATAACGAACGCCATTGCTCCGCCTATCTGCACAAGAAACTTTCTCTTCACAAGCACAGGAAAACGCTCAGCAAGCTTTGCGGTCTTGTTACCCTTGTGGTCAATTATCCTGTAAATAAGCTGAGTCAGTGCCATTGGTATTCCGATAAATAAAATTGCTGTTATAAGTTTGTCCATTTTAAATTCCTCCATTTTTCACTTAAATTATAGCTTTTTTTGTATCAAAAAAGGCTGCCCAAGACGCAATTCGTCCGTGGGCAGCCTCATTGCTGCATATAAAATTTCTTTTATCAACAATTAAAGAACTCTTACGCCAACAACGCCCTCGATAGACTTGAAAGCGTCAGCGTCAACGTCACCTGTAACATCGAGCATTGTGTAAGCCCAGTCTTTCTTAGACTTGTTTACAAGGTTCTCGATATTTGCGCCCTTGTCAGATACAACAGATGTGATCTGTGCAATAAGTGCAGGAACGTTCTTGTGAAGCACGCAAACAAGGTGGTCGCCTGTTTTAGCAAGCTCTGCATTAGGGAAGTTTACAGAATTCTTGATAGTTCCCTTCTCGATATAGTCGATAAGCTCGTGAGCCGCCATTGTTGCGCAGTTGTCCTCAGACTCAGGTGTGGAAGCGCCAAGGTGTGGCAGAACGATAACATTCTCCTCACCAAGAACAACATCATCTGCAAAGTCTGTTACATACTTTGCAACCTTTCCGTCCTTGATAGCCTTTACAACTGCCGCACTGTTGATAAGCTCGCCTCTTGCAAGGTTGATAAGACGAACGCCGTCCTTCATCATTGCTATCTGAGCTTCGTCGATAGTGTTCTTTGTGTCAGGTGTATAAGGAACGTGGATAGTGATATAATCGCTATTCTTGTAGATATCGTTGATATCAGCAGTTACCTTTACAGCAGGATCAAGCTGGATAGCTGCGTTTACAGAAAGGAATGGGTCATAGCCGATAACGTCCATGCCAAGTGCAACAGCAGCGTTTGCGATCTTTCCGCCGATAGCACCAAGACCTATAACACCAAGTGTCTTGCCCAATATCTCAGGACCTGCAAACTTAGACTTGCCGCCCTCAACTGTCTTAGGAGCGTCAGGAGTGCCCTTAAGTGAAGCAGCCCATGCAGCAGCCTCTGTTATCTTTCTTGAAGCAAGAAGAAGCGCACAAATAGCAAGCTCCTTAACAGCGTTTGAGTTTGCACCAGGTGTGTTGAATACAACGATTCCCTGCTCTGCGCACTTCTCAACCGGGATATTGTTTACGCCAGCACCTGCTCTTGCAATAGCAAGCAGGCTCTCAGGCATTTCCATATCGTGCATCTTTGCTGAACGTACCATTATAGCGGTAGGATTTTCAGCATTGTCGCTTACTGTGTACTTAGCCTTGTCAAAGATATCAGTACCACAGGTAGCGATCTTATTTAATGTCTTTATCTCATACATTGTAAATTACCCTCTCTTATAATAAGGTTACGCTTATGCGTTCTCAGCCTCGAACTTCTTCATGAACTCAACAAGCTTTTCAACGCCCTCGATAGGCATTGCGTTGTAGATAGAAGCTCTCATACCGCCAACAGTTCTGTGACCCTTAAGGTTTACAAAGCCTGCTGCTGTAGCCTCAGCAACGAACTTCTTGTCAAGCTCAGCGTCGCCTGTTACGAATGGAACGTTCATAAGAGATCTGTCCTCAGGAACAACAGTACCCTTGAAGAGCTTGCTCTGGTCAAGATAATCATAGAGTATCTTAGCCTTCTTCTCGTTGTGAGCCTTCATAGCCTCAAGACCGCCCATTTTCTTTATCCACTTGAATACCTTGCCGCAGATGTAGATACCATAGCAAGGAGGTGTATTGTAAAGAGAGTCAGCGTCAGCCTGAGTTTTCCACTTGAGCATTGTAGGTGTTCCCTCGAGAACATCGTCAGTGATAAGATCTTCTCTGATGATAGCAATAACAACGCCGGCAGGACCAACGTTCTTCTGAACACCGCCGTAAATAACGCCGTACTTTGTTACGTCAACAGGCTCAGACAGGAAGCAGGAAGAAACGTCTGCAACAAGTGTGTGACCCTTTGTGTTAGGCAGAGTCTTGTACTTTGTACCATAGATAGTATTGTTTTCGCAGATATAAACATAGTCAGCGTCCTCTGGGATATCCAGATCTGAACAATCAGGGATATAAGAGAAAGTCTTGTCAGCAGAAGAAGCCACAGCAACAGCCTCGCCGTATTTCTGAGCCTCCTGATAAGCCTTCTTAGCCCACTGACCTGTGATTATGTAAGCCGCTTTCTTGTTCTTCATAAGGTTCATAGGAACGGCTGAGAACTGCTGAGAAGCACCGCCCTGAAGGAACAGTACCTTATAGTTATCAGGGATACCCATAAGATCTCTGATGTCCTTTTCAGCTTCCTTGATGATGTCATCGAACGCCTTGGAACGGTGGCTCATCTCCATTACGCTCATACCTGTGCCCTTATAATCGAGCATTTCATCGGCAGCTTCCTTAAGCACTTCCTCAGGGAGTACAGCAGGACCTGCGCTGAAGTTATATACTCTACCCATTGTTAAACCCTCCATATAAATTAGTTTCTTAGTTTCATTATTTATAAAGACTATAAATATATAAATTAATAATATTATTATATGCCTTTTATAAAAAAAAGTCAAGGGCTGTCATATAAAAATACTCACTCGTCATAAGTTTTTGTACATATCAGCACATAAAACAGCCCTGAAAACGTGCATTTTTTCACCTTACCTATGCCGTTATATATAATAAGCACTGAAAAGCATGAAAAATCAGAATAATACTAAAGCGTTAAAAAGAGGTTAAAATTTTTGGTATTCCTTGAAATCTCCATATTTGTGTAGTATAATGTAATCAATAAAATGCGACAGTTGTATAAAAATTGGGGAACAATTGTCACTCTCAGGGAAAGAGGATATATATGCAAAAGATATTTTATGTTTCAAGAAATGAGGACAAAGCCCATGATGGAAAAGCCCCGGATATGGACAGATTTCAGCGAGTTGAAAAGCTCAACAGTCTGATCGCGGCAGGCTGGGCTATAAAGGAAATGAAAAGTGAAAACAACAGCACATTCTTTGTGCTTGAGAAAGCAGACTAGACTCAAAATGGCGGTATAAGACCGAACCCTGCCAATAACGCAGACACGACGTCCCGCCAGCAAGTTCGCCAGGTCTTTCAACAAACTTATAGGACGGTAGCCCCACCGTCCTTTTTTTATGTGCAGATAAATTTTGCGAAAACGTTTTATGGGTATTGCATTTCAGAGAGAAATATTGTATAATTAATGTAATCGTTTTAACGAACACAAATGATACTATACATATTATAAAGGAGTAAAAAACTATGGCTTATGTAATCGGCGTAGACTGCGGCACAAGCGGCACTAAGACGGTGCTTTTTGACGAAAAGGGTACTGTTATCTCTTCTGTAACTATTGAATATCCTATGTATCAGCCTAAAAACGGCTATGCAGAGCAAGACCCTGCTGATTGGGCAAACGCAATGATAAACACTATCAAGGCTGTTATGACCAAAAGCGGCGTAAATAAAGAGGACGTTGCAGGTGTTGGTATCTCTGGACAGATGCACGGACTTGTTATGCTGGATAAGGACGACAACGTTCTTAGAAAGTCTATAATATGGTGCGATCAGAGAACTGCTGCAGAAGTTGAAGAAATGAATGAAAAGCTCGGCAGAGAAAAGCTCATCAAGATAACAGCAAATCCTGCCCTCACAGGCTGGACGGCTGCGAAAATCCTTTGGGTAAAGAACAACGAGCCTGATATATATGAAAAGTGCAGACACATTCTTCTTCCAAAGGACTATCTGAGATTAATCCTCACCGGTGAATATGCAACAGAGGTTTCCGACGCAAGCGGTATGCAGCTTCTTGACGTGCCAAACCGCTGCTGGTCAAAGGAAGTCTGCGATACGCTTGGCATTGATATGTCAATGCTGGGCAAGGTTTACGAGTCATGCGAGGTAACAGGCAAGGTCACAAAGAAAATGGCTGAGCTTACAGGACTTAAAGAGGGTACTATAGTAGTAGGCGGAGCAGGCGACAATGCCGCTGCGGCTATCGGAACAGGCGTTGCAGAGGACGGTAAGGCGTTCACAACTATCGGAACATCAGGCGTTGTATTCGCACACACTTCTTCTATCTCTATCGACCCAAAGGGCAGAGTTCACACCTGCTGTGCAGCAGTGCCGAACGCATGGCACGTTATGGGTGTTACACAAGGCGCAGGACTTTCGCTGAAATGGTTTAGGGATAATTTCTGCAATGCAGAGAAAGAAACAGCAAAGTGCATGGGCGTGGACGAATATTATCTCATGGATAAGGAAGCAGAGAAAGTGCCTGTTGGTGCAAACAGACTTCTCTATCTGCCATATCTCATGGGCGAAAGAACACCGCATCTTGACCCTGACGCAAGAGGAGTATTCTTCGGACTTTCCGCAATGCACACAAAGCGTGATATGCTGAGAGCAGTAATGGAGGGCGTATCATACTCCCTGAGAGATTGCGTTGAGGTATTCAGAGAAATGGATATCAACGTATCTGACATGATGGCTTGCGGAGGCGGCGGAAGCTCACCGCTGTGGAGATCAATGCTCGCAGATCTTTACAACTGCCCTGTAAAAACAGCTTCATCGAAAGAAGGTCCAGCCCTTGGCGTAGCACTTCTTGCAGCAACAGGCGCAGGTATTTACTCATCAGTACCGGAAGCTTGTAAGGCAGTAGTAAAGACCGACAAGGTACAGCAGCCTGAAGCAGAGCGAGTACCTGAGTATGAGAAATACTACAAGCTTTACACAGAGATCTATCCTGCACTGAAAGCAGAATTTGCAAAGCTTGCGAAGATGTAATATAAAACCAAAAGCTCCGATCATTTCGGAGCTTTTTTGTGTTAGAACATTTTGACAACTAAAAAACGGCTCTCCACAGTAGCGGAAAGCCGTTTTTACATATTGGTCGGAGTGACCGGATTTGAACCGACGACCTCTACCACCCCAAGGTAGCGCGCTACCAATCTGCGCCACACCCCGATATCGTATATATTATACCCGATTTGGATACAATAGTCAAGAGTTTTCAGTCAAAATAAAAAAATTGCAAAAAAGGTATTGACATTCACATTCATTTGTGATATAATAAATAAGCACTCAAGAGAGAGCACAAAAAATATCGCGGGATGGAGCAGTTCGGTAGCTCGTCGGGCTCATAACCCGAAGGTCGTTGGTTCAAATCCAGCTCCCGCAACCAATAGTTCCCACGACCGAAGTTAATGTACTTTGTATGTTAATTTCGGTCGTGTTTTTTATATCTATACGAGAAATGAGCAGGCGTATAGCTTTATCATCTGGGCTGTCATGCAAAGCCTTGAGCCAAAGAGAAATCTGATCCGTAGTGTAGTCCTTTGGCATTTCCGTCTTCTTCAATGCCTCTATCTCAGAACGGAGCTGGTTCATCTTCGCACCGATATCCTCGATAACGTCAGCTGGGAGGACACCACTTGACATGTTGGTCATCAATGTGTCATACTGCTTCTGCTTCTCCGATATCTTAGATGCAACTATCTTTTTGAAGTCAGCGGCTCTCTCAGGCTCTCCGCACTTGTACTTTCGCATAGCATTAGCAATAGCCTTTTGATTTTCTTCACTGAGTAGGGTGCGAAGATATGTCTTAGCGGCGTCATCAACGATATCCATAGATATCATAGGTGCACCGCACTTCTTTGAACAACGATAGTAGTGATATACGTGTCCTTTCTTCGTTGATATGTGTGCGTGCATTTTCGCACCGCATGAGCAGTAGACTAACCCACTGCATAGATATGATGTCTTTGGTCCACTCTGTTTTCTGCTATCCATAATCTTCTGCACCTCGTCAAATGTTGCCTTGTCGATTATCATCGGCAAGGCATTTTCTATTCTTATAGCATTAGGTTTAGACCTGCGCTTGGATCTATCCTTTTCCTCGTCAACGCAGTATATATATGTTCCTGTGTATTTCTCGTTTCGTAGTATCTCATATACCGCAGAATACTTCAAGGGCTTTCCACGCTTGCCCACAATGCCCACTGCCGCCATTTCTGCGATAATGTCCTTAGTTCCCTCGTGATTTTTCACCGCCGCAAAGATCTTGCGGACATATTCCGCTTCATAGGGGTTTATAACATACTTCTGATCAACAATGTCATATCCGAACGGAGGATAGCCACCATTGTGAAGGCCCTTCAGAGCCACCTCACGTTCTCCCTTCTTCGTTTCATTTGCAAGGTTATCTATATAGTATTCTGACATTGACCACATCAGCGCACGCATTATCTTGCTCTCCGGGCCGAAGCCGAAGTCCTGACCAACGGCTATCAGTGTAATGCCCATTTTCTGCAGGCGAGCGTCAAGATTAACGTGTTCGCCCAGCGATCTAGCCACACGATCGTATTTGTGAATAAGAATAGTATCGAAAGTACCCTTATTGCAATCTCTCAACATTTTTTGATACTGCGCACGGCTTGCCGTCATTGACCCCTTACCACTGATAGCCTCGTCCGCATATACTGCTACGATATTATATCCCCTAGTGGCGGCATACTGTCTGCACGCCCTGAGCTGGGCTTCAATGCTATCCTCAGACTGCTTGTCTGAAGAGTATCTTGCATATATAACTGCATTGCTCATAGTGTTCTCCTTAAGACTTCAATAACTCTTTTTTCTTAATATCGTATTCTTCCTGCGTTATAGCCCCACAGTCAAGCAGGCTTTTATACTCCTTTATCTGCTCAGGAATAGATATAGCTTTTTCATCAGCAGGCTTTGCATTCTGCCGTCTGTTATACTGTTCTACTTCGCCCAGCATGGCCATGACTTGCTGGGCATTTTTATATGCGGCACGATACGCCGCCGTATCCTTGGCAAGCCCCTTCACGTCGAAATGCACATATCTTACCTGATTGTCAGGATCTATAACCACTTTAATTTTCAGCATATTTGCAAGCTGTTTAGAGCTGTTCTTAGCAGTGCTTGCACCGACTATAGCACCCGCAGTTCCTGCAAGTATACCGCCGACAACCGCACGCTTGACACCGTTTCCGCCCATTGTTACAGTGTCATCGTCTTCAAGAAGCTCATAGCTCACAAGCTGGTTATACTTATAATCAGCACCACTGCCAAAAGAAAATCGGTGTGCTGCCTTATTTATTCTAAAATACTTATCAATCACATTATCCTTGTCATTATGTGAAGAAGCTTTCGGCACAGCTTTTTTCTGTGGCTCTGGAAGATCTCCATAAAGAGCGTTACGCACGTCCTTTATGGTTATTTCTATCTTAGGCTTGTTGATGCCTGAACGTTTCAAGCAATCATCACATATATAACCATCTCTGATTCGCTTGTTTTTTGAAAATAAACCAAGATTACAATGGCATATATTACATTTATTCATATCGATACACACCTTTCTAAGGCTCTATAGTTCTTAAAGGTTCGACCATTATTCTTATAGATTATCGATAGCGTACTGAGCTTCTTCTGGTGTAAAGCCTTCGCCATATTCAGATGTCAACTGCTCATATATGCGGTCTGTTGACATAGACATATTATCTTGATAGCTATGTGCTTTTTGCAGAGCATTCGCATAGTAATCTGCATTAACATTGTCAACAGCATATTGAGCTTCACTTTCAGTGAATTGCTCACCACTATCCGAAATCAACTGGTCATATAGTCTTGACCTCGATAGGTACTGAGTATCCACATATGATTGTGCTTTTTGTAAGGCGTTATAATTATAATCTGCGTTTAAGTTCTCTAACGCATAATTGGCAGCATCATCAGAGAAGCCCTCACCATATTCAGATGTCAGCTGGTCATATAGCCGAGCACGTGACATATGCATGCTATCGCTATAAGTTTGTGCCTTTCTTAACGCATTACGATAATCAGCTGATATTCGTTCTGCTGTGGTGGTAGGCTCTGTGGCAGTAGTTGTAGTAGTCGTTGTTGTGGTGGTAGTGGTAGTAGTTGTTGTGGTTGTTTTCTTTGTGGTCGTTGTTTTTCTTGTTGTAGTCACCTTCGGACTTGTTACGGTATCCTTTTCACTTACTGTTGTGGTTTCCGTAGTAGTGGAAGCTGTTGTAGATGCCGCTGGTGGCTCATATGTGATCTTATAGCAGCCAGACATCATTAATGAAGCGGATATTAGCGCAGTTAAAATAACAATTTTCTTCATTTTGTCCTCCCTATGTACAGCGAATTATTTCGCTGTTTGTTTTTGTATATACTCTTTAAAGTTATCATAAACCGCCTTTTCAAGCGGGCTTGTAAGAAACTTATTCCGAGAGTATAGGATTTTCATTCGCTCGGCTCTTATTTGAGCAGCGGTGTTTGATATGTCGCATAATTCCGCTATCTCCGTCATAGTGCGGACATTCAGCGCCCACAGCACGCAAGCAGGAGCTAACAACCGAGCGGCGAATGCGTCCGCCTGCTGCTCAATCGTGGGGCGTGTGGTGTCAAATGTTCTTGCGTGATACCCCTTGCGGAGCTCGTGTCCTAAAAAAATATGCCCGAGCTCGTGCGCAACGGTAAATCTGCAACGCTGACGAGTATTTTCGTCATCATATATTATATACCATTGCTTGCCGTCAAGCACGCTTGCACCGCTTTCGTGTGGGGCAAGCTCGTGAACATCGCTATTTTTTATTACCTTTATCCCTGCCGCCCGAGCGATTAGCGACGGTTTAACGGGTAATTCTGACACGTTGTAATCAATTAGACAACGCCACGCAGCGTTGCGGGTATCTTTATAAATACCGTAAAGCAAACGACATCACCTCGTAAGGTATTATGCCCTACGAGGTATTTGTTTATGTAATTACAAATCGTCGTCGCTCTCGGGTGCGTCTTTCAACTTTTGCAGACGTTCAGCCGAAATATTTAAGATTTCGTCCTCGTGCCCGTCAGAGCTTTCGGCAGCTCGATATACCGTAATAGATTTATCGTTTGCAATGTCAAGCAGCTTGTCAATCGCTGGTTGCATTTCGGGCATTTGCCGATATGCCTTGATTAGCTTTTGCTCGTGCGGCGTAACTATAATTTGCTCGTCACAGCCTCCGAATAAGTAGTTTGCGTCACAGTCTAAAGCCTCCATTAGCTTAATTATGACTTTCTCAGGTGGAGAATTTGTGTTAACCTCGTAATTACTGATTGAGGTCTTTTTAACACCTACTCTATTAGCGAGCTCGTCTTGCGTTATTCCTAACTCTTTGCGGCGCTCCCGTATACGTTCGCCTATCAACTTATCGCCTCCTTTCAACAATTTTATTATATCATATTAAATCCAGTATTTCAAGACTTTTATAGAGAAAAATTGATAAATCGAGGAAATTTGTTGAAAACATCCAAAATAGCTAGATTAAATTCTACACTTTTATCCACTTAAAATGGACAAAACAGCTTGACAATACAGTTTAAATGGATTATAATATAGTTAAAGACCAGTTATAATGGACTCGAAAGGAGGAACTCATATGTTAACTATCATTGGAAAGAACGTAAAGCGCATTATAAATGAGCGAAACATCAAGCAAAAAGACGCAGCCGCACTTTGCGGGTATTCGGCTAAAACATTCAGTAATATGCTTAACGGCTATCTTACCATAAGAGATACCGACATAGTAAAAATCAAGCGTGGGCTTGACGTCGAATACAACGAGCTTTTTTTAAGTGCCTAATAACATTTTGTTGACCTCAACAAAATGAAAAAAAGAGGTGATACCAATGTCAAAATCAACAGACCATGATTTCAATGAGATAGTATATGACAGTGTTCTTCCTGAGATTGCAAGAGCGTTCTGCTCTTTAAAAAAAGAAGTTTCAGGAAATAAACTTTCCTGTCAGGTCCCAGAGGACTGGGAAGCAATCGCACGCATAAAGTCAGAGGCACTGAAACGTACTATCGCAGAGTTTATTGAAAAACAGATATCATAGGAGTGAAGCCAATGACAAATCACAAGATAAAGGACTATCATAAGAACCGCCTTGCATTTGAGGTCATAGTCAAGAACTACGAGATGCTTTGCACCGTTCTGATAGTGCTGAACAAAGAATATCCGAAGACTTTCTATCCGAAAGCCTGTCGCAAGTGGATAGACGATTTTGCAGACAACTGCAAAATCGCCAACGAATGGGACAAGGACGGTGTCTACGCTTACAAGATGCAGCGGGCGTGTGAGAATAGCGGCATAGATCTGAACATGGTAGTAACGTTCGTTGAGCGGAATTGCAAAGAGTTCAATCTCCAGAACAGGGCTATTCTGGCGGACAACATCAAGTTGGCGCTTGTGCAGACCGCCACAGAGTATGGCGTGGGCGGCAAGCGTATGAAAGCCATTCAGAATGCCATGTTGGAAACTTTCATTGACAATCCAAGGGAGCAGATCAAGGCGCTGGGCATAGATGATTATATCGAAGAATGTACAGTGGGTCAGGTTGATATCCGCAAGTTCAGAGTCGATAACAAGGTCAGAACTACCCTGCAGGAGCAGAAAGAAACCTCAGCAGGCTTGGAAGCGTTCCGGCGCTGGTCAGCTGAGAATGTGAAAGAGGGGGCAGTAAAGTGAAAGAAACGATTGATATTCCCATAAGCGTTACATATCGCATCGAGGACGGCAAGATCATAGAAACCCGCCGCAAGGTCAAGAAGATACCGATTGACGTTATCGCAAGCATTCTTTACCGCCATTTCAAGCAGAAAGAGAGGGATAAGAAGTGCTGCACATCATGAAGATAGACGCTATTATCGGTGAAAGAACAAACGCTGAGATAGAAAGAGCCATTAGTAAGGCTCAGCTTGTCACCGACAAGCTATGGCATGGAGATCTGAGCAAAGAAGACCTCGTAAGCTACTACGTGGCGCAGACCATAGAGAAGCATTTGGTGGCTGATATCGAGGAGCGTATCAAAGAGTTGGAGGGTGATGGAGATGTACGCAAAGAGTGATACCCGCAATTCACTGATATCGCAATCCGTCATCAGAATAGCAACGGATATGGGAATTGAAAGCTATGTCCGAGAGATACGCCACGGCTATTCTATATGTGCCGGCGAATTCGTCATCGTTGACATGGCGGACAATACCAGCGTTAAGATGATAATATCAGATTATGACGGTTATTATCAGCAAATCAAAAGAAACCTGAGAAAATGGAGGAAAAACTATGACAAAAAAAGACGTAGTCCTTGCACTCAATGAAGATGTCAAGGCGGTTGATTACTTGGCAATGAGGGAGCAGAGAGACAAGCATAACAAGCTCGTTACCCGTCGAAAGCGTGAAGATCGCAGAGAGTGCTTCGCAATGGCCTTGCTGACTATCTTCTTTGCTTTCATGATAATAGTAGTAATGCTCGGCCTTGGGCAGGTATGGGAGATGATTTACTGATGTATGATTTCAACAACGCAGTCAGACTTAACCGCATAGGTGGTGAATATGTCATCACTGTGGATGGAAAGCCGTTAGAAACGTCACTCAGCTCTAATCAGCGCCGTAATCCTCTTATAGCTGTCAGCAGATATGCGTCAGCAATAGGCGAATACCTCAGAGGGAACGTCAAAAAGTATCTTGCTGAGAACGAGCTGAACGTAGTTACGGGCTGTAATGTCTGCATGGAGTGTACAGACTGCAAGTTCTATCATCTCAATGGCGCTGAGAGCAACTGCCGCCTAGGTGACAACAATGAGTAAGGCCGTATACGTCGATAAGACTATCTATCGAAAAGAGTCCAAGCAGTTTCCTAACGTCCAGTATCGTTTCAGCCTTTCCAACGTCGTGATACATAGTATGTATACCATGTATCTTAAGAGCCGTGGCATACCGAAGACCATAGGGCTTACGGACAAGCAGCGTTTTGATTTTGAAAAACGCATTCAATCTCTTATCGACAATGGGTCTATCGTAGTGACAGAAGTCGAAGCAGGAACGAAAGGAAAATGAAAATGAGTACCATAGGAATAATACTGTTATCCATAGCGACGCTTATCGTTGCGGATATCGTGATGTACATAGTACTTGGTGCCATTGAAAAGCACTGGGAGAAAAAGTTTAAGGAGGATAAAGATGACGAGAGATGAAATAATTCTTGCAGCAAAATGCTGCATAGTAGACAACTGTAGAGCTTGTCCGTTTATAAATAGAGGTAATTGCATTACTGATTTTATGAAGAATGTTCTTGAATGCATAAAAAATGAGCCTGTGCTGTCTGCCAACAGTACAAGCTCGGAGGTATCTGTAAAAGAAGATACCGATAACATACACCTTGATGATAGCACAAAAGAGCATATTTGTCAAGCATACGAAACTGCTGATGAAGTTTGTGCAAATATGCTCACTATCTACGAAGGAATGTCGGAATGTGAGCAGAGAGCCTTTGATATAGGCGAGGTGTACGGAAAAATATACAGCACGAGGGATAAGCTTGAAACTTCCTTAAAGGAGCTCACAAAGGAGGGGGAGAATAAATGCCGGTAATAACAGACGTTGACCTGCTATGCTATAATGCTGAACTTGCAGGCGCCAGAAAGCGACTGAATTACAAATCGCCCCCGCTAAGGCATAACGCAGGTCCATGTATTTTTTACAACAGTATAAGGCAAGAGTGCATGGCATTAATCGAGAAGCCAACACAAGAAATTTGCACACGTTGCAAGTTTTTCAAAACCAGAACGGAGGATTATAATGCAGATGAATTCAAATAATCAAAAGCCAACATTTGATTGGAGAAATTTTAAGTATAAGAACATAGCTGTTCACGTCAAGACTCAGGAAGAATACGATAACTTTATGAAAGAATGTAAGGTGCAGGGGCTTACATGGTGCACTGGCAAAGAAGTTGATAAGCTCAATCTTTGGCCGGACTGTGCATATGATACGTGCATAGTACATGACAATAGCGTTTCCGCACAAAGGGGACTGCATTATCAAAGGCTGGGCTACTATAAGAGATGCGGCTACGAGATAGAGGAATTCGCAGATTTCTATTTTCCAAAAGATTATCAGCCAATTAATTCAACCAGCAATCTTATTCCAGAAGAACAGATAGAATTATTGGAAAAGCCAACAACACATACCTTGAAGCTGGAAGAATGCTTCTGTGAAGCAGTTGTTGCAGGTAAGAAATGCTTTGAAATTCGTAAAAATGACAGAGGCTTTCAGCCTGGAGACACGATTGAATTCATTCCAGTAAATAACGGACATCCTGCTATTCATGTGATATCAAACCGCAGATATAGGATAACATATGTCCTAAGTGGTTGGGGGTTGAAGAATGGATATGTTGCATTAGGAATAGAGGAGGTAAAGAACTATGACTAGCTACAGAGATCAGGCGTTAAAGAAACTCACAGACGAACGAGAGGGTGTTAAGCTTAGCGGTGGAGCATCGGCGAACACAGTGCTGAGTACTATCATTCAGCCTGTCATAGACGCTCTTGAAAGTTTTGTCAAGCAAGACGAGGAGTTCGCACAGGCGGTCGCTCAGGGCGGCACACTTCAGAAGTGTTTTGAAGCAGTTTACAAAGCAATTAAGGATAGCAACTTTGCGCTATCCGATTTTAAGACTTATGAGACCGCAGCAGGCTTTTTCTTCCCTGGCTGTAAGATACGCTATCACATGGATATAGACCTCTGCGGTAGTGTCAACAAGGAAGTGCCTGAGCAGAAGCGCAAGTCGATCACAGTTTCTTTTGATGACCTTTTCTGAGAGGTGATTTAAAGTGTGGATAAACAATAACAAAGAGCAGTCGCTAGTATATAAGCCTATATTCACAGACTATCTCACCCATGCCCAGAAAGAAGACGTTGAGGGCTTCCCGCCCCTCAACGTTGACGATTGTGCCGAGATTAATCGTCACTTTACGCCCTATATCTTCTACCGCAGGACCAGCCAAGGGCGCTATACCTGTTTCTGTACGTCCTGCAATCACGAATTCAAAGTCAATAATACTGATTATGGCGATATATACCACGCTGATGATAATGTCGTCAAACATAACCACATGGGGACTTGCCCATGTTGCGGTGTGAAAGCCGAATATAAAGCGGCAGGATATAAGCAAGTTCAATTAAATGAAGTAGTTGATTTCGTAATATATAAAGCCGTTGAAGAAGTGGTATATATATATGCGGCGACGATTCATAAAGACTATAACGAATACGGAACGGAGGACTTCGACAGGAGTCCCAATCTTTGGGTCGATTTTCAAAAGCTTTACGTCCTGCGAAAAGGCAGTGCTGAGGTTTATCATTCGCATGCCTCATTTCGTCCAAACGGCTGGTGTTATATGATAGGAGCCTATGAAGAGGAAAATGTGCAGTACATTCAATAACGGATTCGCTGATCACAGACAAGTATACCTATATAAGAATATAATTAAGGATACATTCTTAAAGTATTCAGGCTTTGATTGCTACTGTTGTCGCCACTACATAAGAGAGTATGACCAAGAACGTTACTATACCGCATATGCTATGTATCCGATACTTGAAATGGCAGTTAAAATGAACTGTGACACCATGGTGCAGGATCTGATTTGGCGCAACAAGAAAAATTATAAGATATTAAATTGGAACGCAACATCGCCGAAAAAATTCTTCAAGCATCTAACGCTGAATGAAGTGAAAGCATTTCTTGAAGATCACACGTCAGCAAGTGTTATAGAGGTATATCAGGACTTCAAGCGCAAAGGTAAGAAGAAAGACATTTTCTACTGCCGAATGTACAGCTATATCACTAATTACTGCACTTGCATTGAAAAAGCAAACGTTGACCCTGGGCAGGTGCTCGAATACCTCAAGCACATCATGAAACACGCTTCAGAAGAAGATCGTTGCCAAGATGATCACGCTGAATTAAGTCGTCTTGTGCGACTATACGATGACTATGCTAACATAGGGCTGAAAATCGGATATGATTTTTCATTAAAAAACATAGCATTTCCAAGGGATTTAAACGAAGCACATGATAACGCAGTTGAGAACTTCAATTTCATGGAAGAAGAACGCAAGAGAAAAGAAGCCGCCGAGCTTGAGGAAGCCTATAAGCCCAGATACAAGAAGCTTTGCAAGAAGTATAAGGGCTATAGCTATCCAGGTATTCAGTTGGTTGTACCAGAGAATGCCGAAAGCATTATCAAAGAGGGAAAGGACTTGCGAATATGCGTCGGCGGCTATGCTTCAAGGCATTGCAGTGGGGTTACGACAATTCTATTCATCAGAAAGCCGTCTGACCTTGATAAGTCATGGTTTACGATTGAAATAGGCAATGATGATCGCATTGTACAGTGTCATGGATTTAAGAATGAACAAGCCAAAGACCCCTTAACGGGCAAGAAGCTTGAAAAGCCTGAAATAATCAAGGCGTTTGAAGTCAACTTCCAAGAGTGGCTGAATAGTCAGAAGAAGCAGAATAAAAGGAGAAAAGCAAGCTAGGAGGAATTACAATGAATGAGATCAAACTAAGACCCGGTGAGGAGTTCGTATATAATGGTATACGTTTTATATGCCTCGATATTATCGGCGGCAACTATCTAGCAATAACGGCCGATTGTTGGTGTGAAAAACGTTTCAACGATAATTACAATGACGGTTGTAACAACTGGAAAACGTCAACGCTCCGTCGCTTTCTCAATGAAGATGTGCTAGAGGAGCATTTCGACGCAAAACACCTTATAAAACAGACATCAAACCTTACTGCGGACAACGGCGACAAGGCTTACGGAACGTGCGAGGACTATATAACGCTCCTTTCCTGCGAGCAGTACCGCAAGTATAGAGACTATGTACCGCTGTTTGAAGAATGTATGTGGACGCTCACTCCTTGGAGGTGCGACACCGGCTACGCTAGCCACGTGCGTGCCGTCTACCCGACAGGAGCTATCGGCGGCAACCATGCGTACAGCAGTGACGGGCTCGCTCCGGTTTGCTTATTTAATTCTGATAATCTTACATTGCGCCGACAGGCGCAGCTTATATCCGCTGAATAACTAACCAAAATAGGAGGAAACGCAATGGAAAACACAGAAATTACAGTATCTATGAAAACGGCTATGGCAGAACATCAGCATATATGTGAATGCTACAGAACAGCTGCTACGGCTATCGTAGATATGGGCAGATCACTAAAAAATATAAGAGATTACAAGCTCTACATAGCACTTGGCTATGAGTCTTTCAAAAACTATCTTGAAAGCAATGGCGATTACACGTTCAAAGAGCGTCAGGCATATACATATATCAAGCTCTATGAGGACAACAGTACAAAGTTCCTTGAAGAACACGCAAGTATAGGTGTAACAAAGCTGGAGCTTCTCTCCAAGCTTCCGGAGTACGAACGTGAAGAATTCGCTGACACACATGACCTTGGCGGAATGACAGTTGAAGAAGTCAAGAAGCTAATCAAAGAAAAGCAGGCATTAGGCGAACAACTGACATTCCTTGAGGAGGAGAAGAAGGAGCAGACAGAAAGCGCCGAATCTCTCAGAGCTGAGCTTGAAGAACTGAGAGAAAAGCTTAAGCAGGCCGAGGACAAGCCTATCGAGGTAGTTAAGAGAGACCTCGACGAAGAAGAGATTGACAAGATAAGGCTGTCTATCCGTCAGGAACTTCACGCTGAGCATATGAAAGAGCTGAATTCGCTGAAGAAGTCAAGCCGTGAAGCCGTGAAGGCGGCAGAAGTTGAAAAAAATAATGCCCTTAAGAAAGCACAGACAGAGCGTGACAATGCAGTTAAGGAAGCCGTCGCTAAGTATGAAACCGCCCTCAGCAAGGCTAAAGCTGAGGCAGAAGAAGCGGACCATGCCAAGGCAGAGTTGGAAAAGAAATTGAAGTCAGGCAATGCAGACGAAGCAAGGGTTGCGCTGAAGATCATCTTTGAAAACGTTCAGAAAGGGCTTACGGAATTCATTGAAAAAATCAATGATATTGAAGACCCACAAACCAAGGAAAAGTTCATTACTGTCACAAGCAAGTGGCTCAGACAGGCGGCTGATGACCTTGAGGGGTAAGTTGAGAGGCGTATATAATGGAATTACTCGAGTTTAAAAACAAGCTTTTTGGCATTTTAAAAATTACTGAAGTAGAACAGCTTGAAAACGCACTTCTGACGGCAGTTCTATCTCATGATGTAGATATCTTTAAAAAATACAAGAAAATAACAGATACAAGCAAGGATTGGCTGCAGGCTCTGTGGCAGTATTATAAGGCGGACAGAGTTGAGAAGAAACAAGATTACACCCCCCAGTCTATCTGTGACCTAGTATCCGCACTTTCCGGCGACTGTGAAACGGTATATGATAGCTGTGCTGGAAGTGGTGCGTTAAGTTGTCGGCTGGCGGAGCATAATTCATTAGAGCATGTTAATGTCATTGAACTTGACAAAAGAGTGATACCCATTCTGCTATTCAACCTGTGTCTCAAGAATGTCAATGCAACCGTTCGCAATGCCGATATCTTAACCGGCAATATATATCCGCCAGGATATGAACTTAAATCTACCGATGACTATAGTATCTGCCAACAAGTGGACTATTCAATCATAAAAAAAGCTGATGTTGCGGTTTGTAATCCCCCATACAACCTCAGGTGGGAGCCCACTATGCGAATTCCATGGAGCGGGGAATTCGACATAATACCTCCGACGAGCTCTGCCAACTGGGCATTTGCACTTGACGCCCTATCTTCTGCTGACAAAGCAATCATGATAATGCCACAATCAATTTTCAGCAACAATCAAGAAAAAGAGATAAGAAAATATCTTATCAATCATGACCTTATCGAAACGATAATAACTTTGCCAGATAAGATGTTCGAGGCTACGTCAATCGCAACCTGCATAGTTGTTTTAAACAAAGCAAAAGGGCAGAAAGGCATTATAAAATTCATTGATAGCAGAAATAATCATGTAGTCGAAAAGAGAGCACAAAACGGACAATATGGCGGGTCAAGCCATACTAACCGCACCTATGAAAAAGCATACAATGTTCTCAGTTCAGAAAACATAGACAAAATTATCAATGCACCTGAAAACAAAGCAGGTTTTTCTTCAACTCAAAAAAACTCTGACATCGCAGAAAATGAATATATTCTCACACCAAGTCGCTACATCGAAATGAACCAAGTCGAGGAAAAGCCTCATAGATCGTTGCAGGATATTGCCGATAACATCAATGCCATAGTTGCCATGAAAAATTCCTGCAAGCTTGTGATTAATGAGACTTTGGCAAAAAACTTGGGGCTTGATGTTGCGTTGTTCAAAGAAGACGTAGAAACATCTAAGAACATGGTTTCACAGCAAAAACAAATAGGCGTAAAGTTGATTGAAGATGACTATATCTCATTTTCAAAAGCAAAGAACGAAATGGTTTTCAAATGCAATGACAAGGATATACTTCCAGAAGTCATGAAGCAGTTCTTGCCTATATGGAAAAATCACGTTGCCACACTCAACGCTTTGGAAAATGTATATCTCAAAGAGTTGAGAGATGCAGTTCTTCCTGACTTGATGTCTGGAAAAATTGAAATCTAAAATACAAGCTGATGAAAAAGAAAAAAATATATTCAGCAAGGCGGTGAAAAAATGAAAAATTCAAACACACCAACAGAACATATAGAGCAGGCATTGCTTTTCAAGTGGGCAACGTTCAGCTCAGGCAAGTATCCCGAACTGGAGTATATGTTCGCTATACCGAACGGTGGCTATCGCCACTATAGAACTGCCGCAGATCTTAAGTCTGAGGGCGTAAAGTCAGGTGTGCCTGACATAATGCTTCCGGTGGCACGTGGCGGTTACTACGGTCTTTTTATAGAAATGAAACGCACATCAGGTGGGCGAGTATCGGAAACCCAGCAGAAGTTTTTGAAAATGCTTAATGACAATGGCTATCTTGCAGTTGTCTGCAAAGGCTTTGAGCAGGCGCAGGAAGCAATCTTGAAGTACCTTAATAAAGGAGTGAGAAAATGAAAATATCTAAGCTGAAAAAAATATGCAATAAAGAGGCTAAGACCATATCCTACTTCTATAATGAAAATGATAATTCATTATGGATCGGCTCAGGAAGTGCAATATATCCGCTTTACGGCATGCCGAACATGAATACCAGCGAACAGTTGCTCACACTCTTCGATATCAATGAAAATGACCGTAAGAACTGGAGATGCAAGCAGCTGCCACCTGCTATTCTCAACAGCATCATGAAGAAGAGTGGCTCATGTACAACAGACAAGATCATAGTTCGTCGTTCGACATTCGTTGCCGGACCTAACGAATATCAGATATTCGCAGGTGCAGAAAAGGTGCACATATGTCCGAAAGCATTTCTTGAGGTCATAGATGATTATGAAATTCTTACATACTATTCCATTGATGATATGATAATCGTCAAAGCAGGCTTGCTTACGCTCGGTGTACTGTGTGAAACCCATGGCGTTGTAACACAAGAACTTCTTAATGACATTAATTCCATGCACGATATGTTACAAGAAGTATTCAACAGGGAGTGCGAAGAAAAAGACAAGAGCAGAAATTATGAGCAATTGGCAATGACAAAGTGAAGCCCTATATTATATATAGTATAGAACAAGTGTTCAGCCCGTGTGTAAGCACGGGTATGAGGGCTTGTAATGGGTCTTAATAACTCGGACAGTGGGAGGAAATGACAATGAGCCTTATGAGATACAGAGAGCAAAAGTATATTTATGGAAACTACATGGAAGTGAATATGTATCCTGTCTATGCCTGCCCACGTTCTTCTAGTCGAAAAAAGAAAAGAAAGCCGACAAACAAGGTGCAGGAGAGATTGAATCAGATCAATGCTGAAAGAGCTCTGGCAAGACTTATCCCTGCAAACTTCACTGACAAAGACTATAAGTTCGAGCTGACCTATGCACCGCAGAATAATCCTGCTGACCTTGAGCGTGCCAAGAAAGACTTTGCTAACTTTGTCAAGCGTGTGAATAGAGCAAGAGTCAAGAGAGGCTTACCGAGAATGAAATATATTTATTCCATTGAGCAGGGCTCAAAGTCTGGACGTATCCACTTCCATGTTATCATGACAGGTGGTCTGACTATCAACGAGATAGCATCCATATGGGGCAAGGGCTATGTTGACAAGGTCCTGCCATTGATGTTTGACCAGACAGGCTGTGCAGGAATCGCAAAGTATTTCTGCAAGCAGAAGATTTCAGAACATAACAACGGCAAGCACGCCAAGCGTTATGTTGCGTCAACTAATTGCATTAAACCGCAACCGCAGAATAATGATTATCGTTTAACGAAACGTGCGGTGCAGAGCATGGCATATAACTGTGATAACTCGGCGCTGTTCGAGAATATGTATCAAGATTATTACTATGCTGATTGCCGACCATTCTGGAACGAGGATAACGGCACGTTTTACATATCGCTGTTTATGTACCGGAGAACGGCGAAGCTGAACATATAGGGGGTGAGATGATGAGTCTTAAGGGAGCCGAGCTTAGCGTGATATGTGATGATTGCCATAAGGCATTCATAGTCTGCGTTCGCAAAGAGAGATTTCAAAGCATAGAGGGGGACGTATGGTGCTATAACTGCCCTCACTGTGGTAAGTTATACGTTGCATATATCGACGATAGCCTGACACGTCATGCCCATGCGCTTCAAAAAAACGGTGTTGTGTTGAAAGATATCCTGGTGAAAATATCGAGAGAATTATCGGCAAGGCAGGGAAAGGAGAATCATCATGACTAAGAAGCGATTGCTGTCATATCGACAGCTTAAGGCTGAGCTGAAGTGGGTAAGTACAGACAGTGATGATTATAGCAGACTCAAAGCAGAGATATCAGAGATTGAAGCATATGTGTCAGGCATTGATGACGCATTCATTAGGATTATTTTTCGACTTCGCTACCTCGTGCCACGCAAGGATGGAGCTTGGCAGCCACCGTCATGGGCGTGGATAGCCAGGCAAGCCAATGCTTCAGAGGACTACTGCAAAGGCAGGCATTGCAAGTTTTGCAAAAAAAACACGTTGTAACACGCACGAACACACTCTGCGTGCTATGATGATAATGCGGGGTTGTTGTTATAGTTTTTCCATAGTTTTATGCCGGTGCAAGGGCCACGTTGTATGACGTGGTCCTTGTGCTATATATGCGAGGTGATAACGTGTATAGTACGAGTCAGATCAGAGAGCTAATCAAGGACGGACGAGTTGACAAGTTCTACAACGACCGCTACTGGAGAAAGTTCAGTAAGAGCGTTATCGCAGAGCAACACTATGAGTGCCAGATATGCAAGTGCAAAGGCAAGGTGACGAGAGCAAATATTCTTCATCACGTCAAGCATCTTAAGCAATTTCCGCAGCTTGCATACAGTCGGTATTACTATGACGATAATGGCGAACGGCACAGGCAGCTGCTTGCATTGTGTCACGACTGCCATGAAGCACAGCACCCAGAACGGCGCTGGCAAGAACGTACAGATAAGTTCGTCAATGAGGAGCGGTGGTGAGCGCCTTGCGGCGATACCCCCGGGGTCAAGGGTCGAAAAATTTTTTCGACCTTGTACGACGGGAGGCACAAAAGACAAATCCGCCCTCGCACGCACGTGAGAGAATTTTTTCAAGAAAATCAAATGTAAGGAGTTGGCAAAAGTGAAAAAGCCTAGTCTATCAGAGATCGAAAATTCGTTGACAGAACAGCTTGTCCAGATGGGAGCTTCTGTCGATTTCTACAAGTCGCTTGTCGCAGATTATATGTTCTACGAGAAGCAGGAACGAAAAATGCAGGCTGATATTCGTAAGAGAGGACTGACCTATATGGCGGTTTCTGCGGTAGGGAAAGAGTATGAAAAAGACAATCCCTCCGTAAAGCAGGCGTATATGTACAATAAGCAGAAACTTCAAATTTTGAAAGACTTGGGTTTGTCAACTGACAAGGTCAAGAACCTTGACGATGACGAAGAGCTGTAAGGGGCAAGAAGCTCTTGACCTCTCGTATCTTGCAGACTATATCAGCCTAGTCGAGGAGCATAAGTATCCGTATTGTGCTGAGCAGTATCAGCTTATTGACTACGTCAAGCGCATGTTTTTGTCAGAAGATATCTACATCGATGTTGCCCAGGCAGAAAAATATTTCAGCTACGAAAAATATTTTCCGTTCAAGTTATTCCCATGGGAGCGTTTTGTTTTCGTTTTACACAACTGCACATATACCGCAAGTGGCGCTCTACGCTGGCCTGTACTGTTTCTCTACGTCGGTCGAGGAACAGGAAAAAACGGCTACTTAGGCTTTGAAGATTTTTGTTTGCTAACACCGACGAATGGCATCAAGCATTACAACATCGATATTTTTGCGACGACAGAAGACCAGGCTAAGACCACGTTCAATGATGTGTACAACGTCCTTGAAGACAACCGTGACAAGATGCAGAGATTTTTTTACTGGAACACAGAAAAAATCATAAATCTGAAAACAAAATCCGTCTTGCGATACAGAACATCGAGCCCGAAATCTAACGACGGTGCAAGACCGGGCAAGGTAGACCATGATGAGGAGCACGCATATGAGAACAGTAAACTCATAGATGTTGCTGTTGGCGGCCTTGGAAAAAAACCACGCCCACGCCGCACGATCATGAGCACCGACGGATTCGTCCGTGAAGGTCCACTTGACAAAGATAAGACAAAAGGGTTTAGAATCCTTAACGGTGAGATAGATGATAACGGCATGCTACCATTCATTGCAAGAGTAGATAAGCCAGAAGAAGTTGAAATGCCTGAAATGTGGTATAAGGCGAACCCGTCACTGCAGTACCTTCCTGATCTTCTCCAAGAGATGAAGACGGAATTTCAAAACTATCTGGACGATAAGATAAGCAACATCAGCTTTGCAGTTAAACGCATGAACTGCCTGCCACAGCAGACTGAGGGCGGTATAACCGCATTTGATAATATCCTGGCAACTAATCAGGATATCACGCCATATTTGTCAAAGCTTCAAGGCAGACAATGCACAGCAGGCTTTGACTATATGAAAACCGATGACTTCCTTTCAGCTGGTTTGCTCTTTGACGTAGACGGAACTGACGTATGGATAACGCACACCTGGGTGTGCAAGGCTTCCGCAGATTTATCAAGAATCAAGGCACCCCTGCAAGAATGGGAAGCGGCGGGGCTACTGTCATTCGTTGACGGTCCAGAGATACCGCCTGAGATACCCGTTATATGGGTGGCTCAGAAAGCGGCGGAGCTGAATGCCAATGTTGCAATGACCGGCATAGATAACTACCGCTATACACTGCTTAGGAGGTCTCTTAAAGAGAATCTCTACGCTTCCGACGAAAAAGGCTACGGAAATATCATGCTTGTCCGTCCGTCAAATGAAATGATGATAATGCCTGTAATCACAAGTCAGCTGGTGAATCATAAGCTTGCAGTTGGAGACAATCCCCTCTTCCGTTGGGCTATGAACAATACCAAGGTATGCACTTCGTCCGCAGGCAATATGACATATGGTAAAATAGAGCCGAAGTCCAGAAAGACAGACCCTTTCAAGGCATATGTCGCCGCCAAAGCGGCACAGAATAAAATTGCTGAGCAAATATCAAGTATGCCTATGGGCAAGAGCGTTATGAATGTATTCACATATTAGCAGAGAGGAGGTAACGCAATGGGGCTGAGATCACTGCTATCACGCATAATGAATGCCAAAAGTAATGAAGTGATCAGTATTAAGACAGTTGGATATGACGACGAAGCGAGAATAGCCGTGCAGGCATATGCTATTCAGGTCGTTGTTGAAATCCTTGCGGCACTGGTTTCAAAGTGCGAGATAAAAACCTATCGTGACGGCAAGTCATTCCGTGGCGAAGAATGGTATCTTTTCAACGTTAAGCCGAACGTCAATCAAACAGCAGTGCAATTCAAGAACGAGCTAGTCCGCAAGACCCTTGTGCGTGGCGAGAGCCTTGTTGTCAGCGCTGGAAAGCAGATAATCTGCGCCGACTCTTGGAGTACGCAGGAGTATGCGCTATATCCTAACCGCTTCTCTCAGGTAGCACGAGGTTCATTCACGTTTCAGAAAACATTCGATATGGGAGATGTCTTATATCTCACATACTCCAATGGCGGAGTTAGACAAATACTAACGGAAATGCTAGATGAACATAATCGTTTCTTGGAAACGGCTTCAAGCACTTACGTCAAGAGTGGCGGCCAAAAAGGCATACTCGAGATAACGCCACTGGCGCAAGGTCAACCTGATTTTGAGGAGAAATTCGATGTTCTCATGAATAATTATTTCAAAACATATTTTGACGCCAAGAATGCAGTGCTTCCACTGTGGGGCGGAATGAAATATACTTCTCAAACGGCAGGTGAAACCAAGAGAACAGTGTCAGAAGCAACCGACTACATTTCTATGCTAAATGACGCATTGGAAAAAGCGGCGATTGCTTTCAACGTTTCACCGGCTATCGTAAAGGGAAATGTCGAGAACATCAGTGAAGCGTTATCAATGACATTGACATCTGCCGTTGATCCTTTCGCCAAGATGTTATCAGACGAGATAACGGCAAAGCGTTATACCAAAGAGCAAGTCCTGCGTGGGTGCTACGCCAAAGTTTGTACAAATAACCTTAAGCACCTTGATGTGCTTGAAATGGCAAATGCAGTTGACAAGCTTATCGCAAGTGGCTTCTACTCAACGAATGAGTTGAGGGAGAAGACAGGTGAGGAAAGAATTCCAGAAGCCTGGGCCGATAAGCACACAAGAACTAAGAACTACGAGACAATCGAAGGAGGTGGAAACAGCAATGAATAGCATTTTTAATCATTTTGAATTCAAAATGGAAGCGGATAAGCCCAAAGAGCTTAGCCTATATCTATATTCACAAGTCCGTGGAGGACTTGACATTGATTGGGAAAAGGGAAAAGTTGAAGAGAGCAAGACAGGCGCTAAGTATTTCGCCGCCAAACTTGACGAGTACAAAGATTGTGAACATATCAACCTGTACATTAATTCTCTTGGAGGTCAGATCAAAGAGGGCGTTGCTATCGGAAATATCCTTAAGCGCCATAAAGCCAACGTTACTTGCTATGTAGACGGCTGGGCGTGTTCTATCGCAAGCGTTATCGCTATGGCAGCGGACGAGATCATCATGTATAGCAACAGCATGATGATGATACATCAGGCGTCCTGCTACTGTGAGGGAAATGCTGACGATATGAGAACGGCGGCGGCTGAGCTTGACAAGATGACCGATACCGCTATCACTACATATGCAGAACGTTGCAACGGCAAGTGTAGCCGTGAGGAAATTGCCAAAATGGTAAAGGTGGGTACTTGGCTGACAGCGGCAGAATGTCTTGAGAAAGGCTTCTGCGATAGCATATCAACCGCAGAGCAACCCGTTGATATGGCTACAATGCTTAGTGATACAAAGCAGTACACTATGTCAAGCGCCCTCGACAGGGAGAATGTGGACAAGCTCATTGAGCTTTATAAGAATTCCGCCGCACAGCAGGCTTTGCCAGCAAAAAAAACCGAAGAAGAAAAAACAAATGCCGCTATGTCGGTTTTTGAAAAGTTCATGAAAATGGAGGTAAAAAAAGAATGATTAATCTTGACGCAATCAAAGAGCAGAAAGCAGATATCCTTGCTTCACTGTCAGCCGCTATCAGAGATAGTGATGACAAGGGCATGGAAGCCGCCCTTGATAAGTATGGCAATCTAATTTCAGATGCCATAATGGAGCAGGTGGAGAGCACCGCTGAGTCTGTCGATAGCCAGATACTCAGCACCAGAGGTGTGAGAATGCTAACCAGTGAAGAAAGAGACTACTATAACGCCGTCATTGAGGCGGGCAAGTCCGCAAACCCGAAAATGGCGCTGACAAACGTTGATAAGACAATGCCAATCACGATCATTGAGTCAGTTCTCGGTGAGATCCCACAGCAGCACCCTCTGCTCAACTTCATCAACTTCCAGGATACCACTGGAATTACGAAGATGTTGGTAAATGACCAGGGTGTTCAGACCGCTAAGTGGGGAGATCTTAACACAGCTATCGACAAGGAACTATCAGGTGCATTCAAGACCTTTGACGTTGCACTGAAGAAGCTCACAGCATGGATTCCAGTGTCTAACGATATGCTTGACCTTGGTGCCTCATGGCTGGATAGATATGTCCGTGAGATACTGGCAGAAGCCCTTTGGGTCGGTATGGAAACCGGTATCGTGTCAGGCGATGGTCTGAACTGCCCTATCGGAATGTGCAAGGACGTATCTAGTAGTGCATCAGTAGTCGGTGGCAAGTATCCTGACCAAAAGACAGTTGCACTCAATGAACTCTCCCCTGAAGCTATTGGTGCTATTGCCGCCCAGCTCACGAAGACCGAAGCGGGTAATAACCGTCCACTCGACAACCTCATCTTTGTGGTCAATCCAAAGACATATCTGACAAAGGTAATGCCTGCGACAACAAATTTCGTTCAGGGAAAATGGGTTAACGATGTTATGCCTATTCCATGCACTATTATCCAGTCATGCGCCGTTCCTGATGACAGAGCTATCTTCGGTCTTGGCAAGCGTTACTTCATGGGTCTTGGCATGGCTAAGGGCGGTAAGCTGGAGTTTGATGACTCATTCAAGTTCCTTGATGACGCAAGGACATATAAGATCAAGACATACGGCAACGGCAAGCCACTCGACAGCAATGCTTTCAGGTATCTGGATATCTCAAAGCTTAAGAGATTTATCCCGACAGTATACACTGTCACACCGTCAGAAACATAAGGAGTTGATATAAATGCAGCAGGCATTATTCGAGGAAGTTAAAAATCAGCTGAACATAACTTGGTCAGACGAAGCTACTGACAGAAAGATAAACAGCATTATAGCACGTGCTATAGGAGTACTTAACGGATATGCAGGTCAGGTGCTGGATATCAACGTTGACGAAAATATCAACGGCGACGCCCAGCTTCTGATCGACTGCTGCAGATATATATATAACGATTGCTTCGAGGACTTTGAAAAAAATTATCACTCTCAGCTCTTCGCTCTGAGAGCAAGATGTCAGATTGAGGAGATGTCAGGAGGAAGCGTATGATAAGCAAGCGGCAGACGTTCAATGACGGCATATGCACTATTGCAACTATCATCAATGCCAACGGCTTGAAAATCAAGCAAGCAGGCATAAGATATGACAATCGTACCGTCGGCTCAGAGCGTTTCTATAAAGCCGCCGAGTATCAGCACCGCTGTGATAAAGTGATAAGAATACCACTTATCGCCGAGCCGCAGGCGACTGACATTGTGATAATGAACGGCGACCAGTATAACGTCATTCAAGTTCAGATGATAAAGGACGCTAAGCCGCAGGCTTGGCAGTTATCAATCGAAAAGCGGAAAAAGAGGTTAGAAATCCATGTCAATGAGTCCTGATGAGATGGCTGAGGCTTTACAGCACGCATTTCAGCAAGAAAGTCAACGTGTTAATGAAGCCGCCAAAAGAGCCGTTAAGAAGACCGCAAAGGAAACCCGCAAGATCGTCCAAGAACACTTCACGTTCAATAACCGCTCCGGCAAGTATGCCAAGGCGCTTACAGTTAGCACCGAGTACGAGGACTCTTTCGACATTCGGCAGATAGTGAATTTCAAGAAGAATAAGCAGTATCTTCTCACACACCTGCTGGAGTATGGCCATGCTATGAAGCGTGGTGGCAGAACGCTTCCGTTTAAGGCGAAAGCTTATCCGCACATGATATACGGACAAGAGTATGCCGAAGAAAAATTACCGGAAAACATCAGAAAGGAGATTGAGAAGTCGAAATGACATTGACAGAACTTATATCACTTTCAGGCATTCCTGCGGACAGGATTGCTAAGATAGATTTTCCAGTGGAAACGGAATTGCCGTTCGCAACATGGATAAACAAGACACCTCAGACGATATCTGCAGATGGAAGAACTGTCGCAGTTATCCCACGGATTGCAGTTGAAATATACTGCGAGCCGGAAGATGAAGAAACACATATCCTATTTGAGAACGCCCTTATGGATAAGGGCATATGCTTCTCAGTCGCCGCAGGCTATCTGGGGCAGGATCAGCAAATGGATATGTGGGTATACGAATTCGATCGCAAGGAGGAATATTAATGAAAGGAACAGTGAAAGCCGTTGCCCATGCACTGATTACAGAGTCTACAGATGTCAGTGGTGCGACAACTATCACATATGGAGAACTTAAGTATCATAAGACAAAGCTTTCGGGCACCCGTCAGGTAAGCCTTGACCCGAAGTCATCAAGCAAGGAGATATGGGCTGACGGCGTAGTAGCATTCGCAGGTCAGACTAATCAGGGTTACGAGGGAACTATCACTACCCTTGACCTGTGTGATGATCTTGAGAAAGACTGGTATGGCAATGTCATCGAAGAGAAAAACGGCACACTGGTCGAAGTAGCAAGAACAGGAGAAGCGCCAAAGTTCGGCTTGATCGTACAGTATGAGTCAACATCAGAAGCCGAGGGATACACCGAGGTTTTCCCTTACTGCTATACTACAGATCGCACGAAATTCTCGGTTAAGACAGAGGAAGACAGCGGTATGGACTATGAGTATACAGAGCATAAGATTGCCTGCAAGCCGTCACCGGCTGAGGCTACTGTCAACAACAAGAAAGGACACATTGCACGTTTCCGTATAAAGGGTAACACAGTACTCACAAAGTTTCCTGAGTACACCTACACCCCGGGTGAATGACAATGAGCAATACAATAGTCCTGACTATAGACAGCAGGCAGATAGGCTTCAAGGCTACAGCAGGTATGTTCTATCGCTATAAAGAAGCGTTCGGCACGGAGTACCTTGAGGACGTTGTCAAGGTACATCAGTTTGGTAAGGGCGCCTTTGTTCAACAGGTCGAATACCGCACCCTATGGGTGCTTGCCAAGACTTATGATGATAGCATACCGCCTATTCAGACGTGGCTTGACAGCTTCGCCTATGGTGCATTTCCTGTTGATGATATCTATAATCAGGTTATGCCTATACTGCAGGCAAACATGAAAGTTGACAGAAAAAATCCATAAGCGGCAGTAAAAGCGGAGATGATCGGCCTCTCAAATCGGAGGAGGTCATCTCCCTTGTTGTAAACAGGGGTCTTACTGTCGCTGATTTAGACCGCATGACGTATGGTATGGTAGTGAACTATGCCTGCGCCTATGACCGACAGCGATTAATCGCCGCCGGCAAAAAGGTCATTGACCCCGAAATAAAATACGAAGAATTGAAATCAAACCTGCCTGTTGTTGAAGAACGATATAAGCAGGGAAAAATCAGCAAAGAACGATATGAAAAGTATATTGCGAAAATAAAGGCATGGGAGGGTGAGTAATGGCTAAGTCATCATCAGATGAGAAAATCAAAGGTATGTACGTCAAAATCGGCGGTGATACGTCTGAGTATACTGCCGCCATGAAAGGGCTTAATGCCGATATCAATTCGACTACAAAAAATCTGAACAGCGTCAATAAGCTCTTAAAGCTTGACCCGACTAACGTTGAATACACCGCTCAGAAGCAGAAGCTTTTGAGCGAAGCTATCGAAGCAACAAAAACAAAGCTGGACGTTCTCATTAGAAACGAGAAAGATATCAACGAGCAGTATAAGAAAGGCGAGTTGCCCGTTGAGTCATATCTTAAGTATCAGGAAGAGCTTGAAAAGACCAAGAAGAAGCTGAACACACTGCGAGATCAGACCAAGACCGCAGACGATAGCACCAAGGAGCTCGGCAATGAAGCCAAGGATACGTCAGATAAGGTCAAAGACCTTGGTGATAAAGCTGACCAGACAGGCAGTGTCTTCAAGGACGTTTTCTCCGCCAATCTTGCCGTTGAGGGACTGAAAGCTATAGCTAATGCCGCCAAGGAAGCGGCGGAAAGTTGTGCACAAGTCGGCATTGACTTCTCCAGCTCAATGTCCAACGTTGCGGCTACAATGGGCATGACCGCAGAGCAGGTCAGCTCAGGTGCTGAAGACTATCAGAAGCTAGAGAACGCCGCCCGTGAATGTGGCGAAACTACAAAGTATACTGCTTCGGAGTCTGCTGACGCTCTTAATTATCTTGCCCTTGCGGGATATGACGTGAACAAAGCAGTTGAGACCCTGCCGAAAGTTCTCAATCTTGCCACTGCTTCAGGCATGGATCTTGCGTCCTGCACTGACATGGTAACGGATACTATGTCAGCACTACAGTTGCAGACGAGTGACCTTGACGGTTATATGGACATGATGGCAAAGACCGCCCAGAAGTCTAATACCACAGTTGCTATGCTTGGTGAGGGCATTCTCCAGTGTGCCGGCACGGTCAAATCCACAGGGCAGGACGTTGATACAATGTGCACCTCTCTTGGAATACTGGCTAATAACGGTATCAAGGGTGCTGAGGGCGGCACACATCTCAGAAATATGCTTTTGTCGTTAACATCACCGACAGATGTTGCTTCCGCTAAGTTGAAAGAGCTGGGCGTAAGCGTGGCTGACAGTGAGGGAAATATCAGAGATATCAACGATATTTTTGGAGACCTTAACGCCAAGCTTTCCAAGCTCTCAGATGACCAGAAGACCAAGGCGCTTAGCGATATTTTCAATAAGACAGACTTATCGTCCGTTAATGCCATGCTTCAAGGCATGAGCGGGTCTTTCGATGACCTGAAAGCTCAGGTAGATAACGCTGACGGAGCGTGTCAGACAATGGCTGACACCATGAATAACAATCTTAAGGGCAAACTGGCTATAATGGACTCTTCCCTTGAATCCCTTGGCATAACTATTTTCGATAAATTCAGCGCCCCCCTCGAAGACGCCGCCGAAAAAGGCTCCGAGCTTTTCAGTGAACTTACCAAGGATATCAAAAATGGAAACCTCAGTGACGAATTCGACGATATGGGCAATGCCCTTGGAGATTTAGTCGAAACAGGCGCCAAGTTCGCCAAAGGTTCGTTGCCTATCCTCATTGACGGTGTAAAGTTCTTCTGCGAGCATTCTAACCTTGTTATCGGAGGATTGACAGGAATAACGTCGGCAATGGTATCAAAAAAAGCCATAAATAACGTTTCAGACCTCGTAAAGTCATTCAAGAGCCTTACAGGTGCAACAAAAGCAGCTGAAACCGCCCAGCAGGCTTTAAATGCAACTCAAAAAGCGTCACCGGTAGGAGCAATTGCAGCTATTATAGGTACGGTAGTTGGCAGTATTGTGTCTTATGCAACTTCGGTTGATGACGCCGCTGACTCAACAAAAGTCCTCAATGACGAGGAACAAGCGTTGGTCGATAGCACAAATGAACTGACAGACTCCATGAAGAAAGCCGCAGATCAGAGAGAAGAAGCCAAGACAGATATAGAAGCCGAGTATAGCAGCTATAAAAGTCTTGCAGATAGAATTTTTGAGCTTTCTGACGCCGAGAGCTTATCTAATGACGAGAAGTCAGAAATGAAAGCTCTTGTGGACCAGCTGAACAGCGCAATTCCTGACCTTAATCTTCAGATTGACGATCAGACAGGCAAGCTTCTCAACAATAAGGACGCTGTCTATGAGTGCATAGAAGCAAAGAAAGAACAGCTTCTTGTCGAAGCAGCTCAGAAAGATATGGTCGCTATATCAGAAGACCTCTATAAGGCTGAGCAGAAGCGCAATGACATTGAGAAAGCAATCACGGAAAATCAGCAAGCTCAGGCTAAAGTTCAAGAAATGCTTGATAAAAGAGAAAGCAAGCTTGGAAAAATTGACAGAACAGACAGCACAAAGCAGTGGAAGACCAAGCTTGAAGAGCTGAAGAAAGCTGGAGATGAGCTTCAGAATTCATACTATGATATCAATAGCGAACTGAAACGCTTGGACTCTAACTATGCTGACGCCTCCAAGTACGTTTCTGAGCATTCTTCTGCTCTCAAAGACAATTCAAAGGCCGTAGAGGACAATGCAAAAAAGGTCGATACGATCTATAACCGCACTGTTATGTACAAGGACGGACTTCATAAGGTATCACAAGAAACTGTTGACGCAATAGTTGAGATGAATAAGAGCTATGACGAAGCCGTCCAGAAACGAACGGAAGAATTGCAGAACAATCTTAACCTCTTCGACGAATTCAACGGCGGTGCTGAGATATCCGCAGAACAGCTTATGCAGAATTTGGAATCTAATCTTGACGGCATGGCAAGCTGGTCTGATGATATCAAGACGCTTGCAGACAGAGGCGTAAATAAAGGTCTTATTAAGACCTTGCAGGAAGCAGGGCCGCAATCTGCAAGCAAGATAAAGGCGTTACTGTCTATGTCACAGCCTGAGTTGAAAAAGTACAGTGATATGTGGGAAGAGTGCATGGGCGACTGTAAGAAGATAGCAACATCAGAATTCGACGAGCTCAGGCGGCAGTATGATAGTACCATAGAGACGCTTCTGAAGCGTGATCAAATAAGCCAGATATCAGATGTATGGGAGCAGACGGGTGCGGCAATGATGTTAGGTATGCAGCAAGGCATACTGTCTGCACAGCAGTCTGTCATTGATACTGCAACAAGTGGAGCGAACGCAGTGCTTGCGGCGGTCAAGGGGGTATATGATATACACTCCCCTTCAAAGGCATTTGAGAATATATCGAAAATGAATGCGCAGGGTGAGATCAAAGGCTGGAAGTCATCAGAGGACGATATCATCAAAGCCTATACCAATACTGGTGACAAGATACTGTCAGAGAATATGCGCAATACATACAGCGATACGAATAGGGTCGCAAGGTCGGTATATAATGGATCATATGCCCACAGTATCACGCAGAAAGCAGCAACAAGCGCCACAGAGAACACGCAGGTCGTCCCAACAGTCAGACAAATGCCCGAGACTATTCATAACGTGATAGTTTTCCCAAATGGGAAAGTGATTGCAGAGGAAACAGTTCCATTTATAGATGTAATGCTTGGCGAAAGAGCTGCGAGAAAGAAAAGAGGTAGTGCAGTATGACACGACAAATCAGATTTAATGGCAAAAAGTCGTATGAGGATTTTAAAATCAGAATAATCAGTGCAACAGTTGCAGAGCCGAAGAAACGTGAGATCAAAGTGACTGTACCTTATCGCAACGGCAGTATTGACCTGTCTGACTATGACGGAAATTTTTATTTCGACGATACCGAAGTATCATACAAGATGTTCGTGTTTGATACAGATCCTGTCACGCTACTCCGCAGGATTGAGAAAATCAAGAGCTGGTTATGTGAAGCTCCACAGCAGAACATATATGATAATTTTTCCGAGAACTATCATTTTGTCGGCAAGTGTAGAACTGTTGAGACCAGCCTTGGTGAAGATGACATAACAGCTACTCTCGAGGTCACTTTCGATGTAGCACCATATAAGGTTTCTGACGACTTTGCAGAAACGGCGTGGGATACATTTGAATTTGATAAAGATTGCTTGAACAAGACGTCAATCTCCTGCCTAGCACACCAAGACGGCTATCATTCCCAGCCGGGAATATTGCACTTCTATTCTTACGCTGAAGATGACATAGTTCCAAAATTAAAGTATCACAAGAGTGCTGACGATAAGGACAAGCGAGGATTGACAATGCTTGATCTTAACGGTCATACCCTCACAGAAAACCTATACAAAGAAACTGAATCAACGTTTAGAATGCAAAATTTCGTCGTCAACCCCGGCACAAATGTCTTAGCTCTATACGGATCTGGTTCATTAGAAATTGAACTAGTGGAGGAAATACTATGTTAGTTACACTCGATGATGCAAAGACGCTTCACGAAACTGGTTCTGTCAGAACCAACAAGCTGATAGGAACCATCACCAAAGAAATTAACGCTATTGACACCTTTACGTTCAACATATATCCCGACAACAGCTGCTACTCCGATTTAAAGGAACTGACATCGTTAATAAAGGTTTACGACGACAAGGAAGGTCTGATATTCGATGGCAGAGTACTGACGATATCACCATACATGACCGATAGTGGCGAGATTGGCAAGCAAGTTGTCTGCGAGGGCGGTTTGTGTTTTCTGAAAGATAGTGTACCAATTATCAAACAGCTAAAGTGCACCATAAGAACGTATATAGCCACACTACTTTCAGCACACAATAAATCTGTTGAAAGCTACAAGCAGATACATATTGGCAATATTAACTGTTCGCAAGCACAGCACATCTTTAATCCAGGATATGAAGACACGTTCTCAGAACTGACGAAAAACCTGATTTCCGGCGAAGATATCAGAGGTGAAATGAGGGTGCGCATCGATAAAGGCATTAGATTTTTCGATTTCACAGCAAACGAATTTTCAGAAGTCAGCAATAAAACAATACAACTAGGAAGGAATATGCGATCTATCACGCAGGCGATTGACCCAAGTGAGATCATCACAAGGCTGTATCCGTTAGGTGCTGTCATCAACGATGATACGGGCGAACGTGTGACGCTTTCGGGAGTAACGAAGTATATCGACAACGACCAGCTGATAGAGCGGTACGGAGTACACGCTGGAACTATGATATTCGACAATATCACCACTCCAGGCGTATTGTCTCAAGCAGGCAGAGTATGTGCCGGAGCACTAAAAGCAGCAAAAGTTCAGTATGAGGTATCGGCTATTGACATTGATGAGAAGCTGGACGGATTTGCACTTGGCTGCAAGTATCGCATAGTCAATAGCTACCTTGGCATCGACGAGGTATTGAGGTGCATCGGCACCAGTATCGACATCAATGACAGATCGCAGAATGTGCTGACATTTGGCGACAAAATCGACACGATTAGTGGAATGACATCAAGAAAATAGGAGAAATGATTATGGCAAAAGCAATTGATATCAGCTTAGAGATCACACAGGTGGCAGAAGCATATACAGGTCGAGACGTCCGACAGGCTATTGTCGATGCATTGACCGCTGCACAGAATGCAATCAATGAGATGAATATGCCAGCAGGATCTCAGACCTTTATTGTACCGTCAGAGACGACACTGGCCACAACGACTTTGAATCTGCCGTTCACACCGACGCAGAACACGCAGATCATCTGTAGTCTGCGGGAGGTGTCGGCACCAAAAGTGAGAAGGCTATGTGTAGAAACATTTTTCACAAGCAACAATTTGATAGTAGCGCTGACGAACGCAGAAAGTGCAAGTGCTACCGTTCCACAGGGTGAATACATTATTGACTGGATCGTAACAAAGCCATAGAAAGGAGGAATATCAATGCACATAAAAATCAACGAAGACTACAATGTAGTCGTGAACACGGCCCTTTTGGGCTACGTTGGTGAAACGAACGCAAGACCTGTGTCTGTTGAAGGTCTGACAGTAGACGGTGCAGACCGCTATGTGCTGACTATTGACTACGGCGATGGCGTCCAGTATGAGGTCGATATCACAGGCGGACAGTGGACACCTACGGCAGATATACTACGTTCAGCGCAGACAGTATCGTGTCAGATATGTGCAAAGAAGCTGTCAGGTAACGAATACATATTGGTGAAAAAATCACGCATATTCCGCCTGAGAATAGGTGCGGCAATCGGTGATAATGCAGTACCGTCACCTGATGTGGCTATGGACGCACTAGACCGCATAGACGCCATAGGCAGACAGGCGCACGCAGATAGCCGTATCGCCGTCACCGCCGCAGACACAGCGACAACAGCGGCTGAGAACGCAAAAAAATCTGCCACAGCCGCAGAGAAATCAGCAGATACCGCAGAACAGGCAGCAAGCCGTGCCGAAACCGCAAAGACAGCGGCTGAAACGTCCGCAACGCAGGCAGAAACCGCCAAGCAGGGTGCAGAAACCGCACGTGCTGAGGCGGTCACATCACAGAATAACGCTAAAATATCCGCAGCCCAAGCGTCTGCATCGGCACAGCAGACCACAGCCGACAAGACCATAACGGCGGGATACGCTAAAACCGCTAAGACCTGCGCTGACAGCACTACGGCAGACAGACAGGCGGTGCAGGATATGGCAACGCAGGTGACAGCTGATAAGGCTACAGTGGCAGAAAACACCGCTAAGGTCGCAGAGGACAGAGCAGCCGCCGAAACCGCCGCACAGACAGCACAATCCATAGCTGACAGTCTGCCAGAGGACTACACAACAGCTGTCGGAAAGATAGCTGAAAATACGGCTGAAATTTCTGCGGTAAAGCTGACCGACAAAGAGTTGCAACGCAGGGTGAATGCGTTATACGATATGGGCAATGGTGTAACGCACCAGTTTGAAACTGACAGTGATACGTCGTATGCCAAGACAGTGCCTACGGGGGCAAAGCTGATGTCGGTGAAGAATATTGGTGGTAGGTCGATTGTGTTTAATCAGATGATACCTGACAGCATAATCCATGTCGCAATAACAGTTGACGAAGATGTTGCCGACGAAAAATGGCTGAAACAAATAATTGCTGATACGTCACCTATCGCACAGGCAATCGGTCATAAAGTGGTAGGAAAATGTATCAGGGATATAAATAATCCTAGTTCCTATGTGACGGTACGTTTTGGAAATAACAATGTAAATGTGTCAAATGGTAGCGAACGTTACACCACTACAGAAAATGGTATATATACACTATCATCGGGAGTAGGCAACCCACCACCGCTGTATTTTCGTGCATTCGCAGGCGCAACCGCAGGCACATACAAATTTACATTGCAGTTATTTGACCTCACCGCCATGTTCGGTGCAGGCAACGAACCATCATCAGTTGAAGAATTTGAAAAAATATTCCCTGCGGACTACTACCCATATAACACTGGGGAGATTATCAGTGCTGGGGTGACAGAGGTCGCTGTGGGTGATAGCACCTACCCTATCCCCGAAGCAATCAAAGCACTGCCTGGCTACGGCTGGTCGGCAGGAACGGCACGAAACTATGTGGACTATGAGAATAAAAAATATGTTCAGTGCGTGAACAGCGTTGATTTAGGAACGGTGGGCTGGAAACTTAATACGACTTCCGGCGTCGGACAACATTTCTATACAGTCGTAGATCGCACCAAGTTTAAATATTTGGGTGCGTCCGGAACAACTGTTCATAATATACTGTGCAGTAAATATCAAACGGTTGCGAGAAGTGCGAATGTATTTGTCGATAAAACAATCACGCTAGACGGAACTGGTGCCGCAATTTCGCAAATTCAGGTCAAAGACACAGCCTACCCTGATGCCACCGCCTTCAAGCAGGCAATGCAGGGTGTAATCCTGTACTACGAACTAGCAACACCTATAATCACGGATATTTCAGACCTAATACCCGACGATTTCCTGCGGAACATAGAGGTCGAGGCAGGGGGTTCAGTGACATTCAAAAACAGCAATGACAGTTATCGGATACCAGTGCCATCAGAGGAAGAGTACGTTGTAAAACTAAGTGAAGTAGGAGGTAGCGTATGACGGAATTGCAAAAGAAAATGGTGGAGAAGCTGGGACTATCCACCGAAGATTTTCAGCCGAAAAAAGCCACAAAAGTTGACGAGCTAGAAGCGCAGGTGCTATATACTGCACTAATGACCGACACGCTAATCGAGGAGGACAAGGAAGATGTATAAAAAGGTCAAACGTTTGTACGATTTAGGGCTGTACACTGCCGAACAGGTCAAGGACTTTGCTGACAGGGGGAAGATAACCCCTGAGCAGTACGAGGAAATCACAGGACAGAAGTATGAAAGCGAGGTAGCGAAGTGAAGTACATAATAATGCTGATGATCGTGATAGGGCTTGCATTGGCTGATTTTGCCACAGGCTGGATAAAGGCATACTGCAAAGGCGACGTTCGGTCGTCAAAAATGCGCAAGGGCGGTCTGAACAAGCTAGCTGAGATAGTTGTCATGGGCGTGGCTATCGGTTCGGAAATCGGCTTTGAGCAGCTGGGTCACTACTACGGACATAGCGAACTGGCAGGCATCGCAGGCACTATAACCGCACTAGCTGTTTTCGGATATATTTTCGCTATGGAAATTGTTTCTATATTGGAAAACTATGGTGAAATAAACCCACAAGCCAGTTGGATAAACAAAATAGTGGCAAAATTTGGTGTTTTTAAAGATAAAGACAAGGAGGACTAATTATGGCTATGACATTCGACGAGTTCGTAAAAAAGTACAAGGGCAAGGGCGTTAATTTCGATAAGGCGTATGGTGTGCAGTGTTTTGACCTGGCAAACCAGTACAACCGTGATGTTGTCGGGTGCGGTATGTTCATCGGACTGCACGCATACATGATTTACACAAATTTCGACAGCCAACCAGCAAAGAAATATTTTACCAAAATTGCGAATACTCCGTCTTTCGTGCCGAAAAAGGGTGACATAGTGGTTTGGGGGAAATCTCTCAACGGCGAAGACGGTCATGTTGCGATTGCCACAGGCGAAGGCAACACAAAGTATTTCTACAGCTACGATCAGAACTGGTTGGGCAAAAATGACCCATGCACGAAGATCAAACACAATTACAACCACGTTCTTGGCGTTCTGCGTCCGAAAAATCAGAGCGTTATCAATCCACCTACGCTAGAGACAAAAGGCTATAAGAAAGGCGCAAGCACAGACGGGTCGTATGCCCTAAAACAATTGCTGATACTTGACGGCGCAAAGCTGGACGATAATGCTGTCATAGGCAAAGGCACTGTCAGCGCTATCAATGCAAGGTTGAAAGCATGGGGCTATAAGCCGAACGGCATCGCAGGCAGAAAATTCATCAAGAAGCTCAGTGACGAGATTACAAAGAAGATAAAGTAGACAGTAAGACAGCCGACAGGGATTATTCCTTGTCGGCTGTTTTCATATCATCTTTTATTAATTTATTGATGTATCCGTTCAAGCTCATGCCCTGGCTTTCTGCATAATTTTTTATTTCTTCACGTTCACCCTTTTTAACCAGCACTTTTATTTGGTCATATGTTTTGGCACTATATTTTTGTACCGCTTTGTTGCTTGCTTTTGTATATGCCATAAATTCACCACCTTTTAAGATATTATACCACTTTTATATATTTGTAACAATATACATTTTACACAAATATATTGGTACAACTTTGTTGAGTTTGTCTATTGATATATTGGTACAGATATAGTATAATGATATCAGAAAAGAACGAAAGGAGTGAAACCAATGGGTAAGAAAAAGAAAAAAGCGGCTCAAAAGAGCCGCCAACCTGAAGATAATGCGACCGTCCTAAAGCTGCTTATCATTCAGGTAAGTTTAAACCTCTTAGACAGTTTGATACAGCTTATCGATAAGCTCACAGACTAAAGAGGAATTCCGCAAGAGAGCCGAAAGGCTCTCCGCTGCGGATATTATATCACACAAAAGGAGAAATGTCAAATGGAGATCATAAGCATTATTCTTAATGTGGCTGAGATAGTTATTCTTATAGCAGCCATAATTGTATTTTTCAGAAAAAAGTGATTAAATATTCGGAGGTAAAAAACATGAAAGTTACAGTAGAAAACGAAAAAATCAAGGTAAACAGCCCGTACAACAAGAGCTTTGTCGCAGGGGCAAAGCAGATACAGGGTAAGTGGAACGCCCCTTGCTGGGTCTTTCCAGAGGAGAACAAGGAAGCCGTCAAGGCGTTGCTTATTGAATGCTACGGAGAGTGTGGAGAGCTTGGTGCGGTCAGCACTGTCACAGTAGATCTTGACCTCGACACTTATACAGAGGGCTACGAGGACGGAGAAATCAGAGTTGGCTCAATCGTTGTTCTGAAAAGACTCTATCGTGATAGAGAAGTTATTTTCTCTGACAATGCAATGCTTATAAGCGGTGGCTTTGCCACTTCGGGCGGCTCTGCCAAAAATCCCAGGATATCAGCTGATGAGGGTACAATCGTTCGTGTTAAGGGTGTGCCTGAAACAATTTACAGTAAGATAAAGGACCATGAGGGCGTTAAGCTCGTATCTGATATAGACGTGGAAAGCTTAAAAGCAGAGCGTGAGAAGCTTCTCAAAAGAATTTCCGAAATAGACGGCTTGCTTGCGCTATGAAAGCGGCAATATATATAAGGGTGTCAACGCTGGACCAAGCACGAGAGGGGTACTCCCTCTCTGCTCAGCGAAAGACACTAACAGAATGGTGCGCCACAAGAGGTTATGAGGTATACAATGTATATGCCGACGAGGGTATAAGTGCAAAAGATATTACACATCGCCCAGCGTGTCAAGCCATGCTTGAAGCTGCGTATAACAGTGAATTTGATATCATACTGATATGGGCGTTGAGCCGTTTCACGAGGTCTGTTGCGGATCTTTACGATACGTGGGATAAACTACAAAAGCATAACGTCAGCATAATAAGTTGCACTGAGGGTTTTGACACGTCTGTGCCAACAGGCAGAGCTATGATGGGCGTGCTTGGCGTCTTTGCTCAAATGGAGAGAGAATTGACGGCTGAAAGGGTTTCATTTGCACTTGCTGAAAGAGCTTCTCAGGGAAAAAGGACTTGTTCTGACGTTTTAGGCTATAACCTAGATGGAAAGGATAGTCTTATTATCAACGAAACAGAGGCAGAAGTTGTTCGGTTAATTTTCCAAAAGTTCATTGAGTATCAGTCCTATCTACCTGTAGCTGAGATAGTCAACGCAATGGGGCATCATGGGCGACGAGGAAGTTCATTTAACGCTGAGTCGATAAAGAAAATAGTAACACGACCTGTTTACATCGGCTATTATAGCTTTAAGGGGCATTTATATCAGGGCGACTATGAGCCGTTGATATCGGAAAAAGATTGGAGACACGCACAACGTATCGTACAGAAGATACGTTGCGGTCGGAGAAAGTATATCAGATAG